TCAGCCCGCCTCCGACTGCTCGTCGTCGTCGCTCTTACCAACTGGTAAGCCGCCAGTCACTACAACTAGGCCGGACCCCGAAACCGTGTTCGGTGCGAACAGGCTGCGCTCACAGAGCGAGTCGAGGCGCCTCAGGATCGCATCCGTCGCCAGCATCGCGTTCTGAAGGTAGTCGGGGTCGAAGCTCTCGTAGAAGTCCTCCGTCGTCCTGTGGTGCGGATCCGTGTGGCCGAGCCAGGCGGAACGCTCCTCGCGCTCGACCTTGATGCCGTCCACGCGCCGGACCCGCGTCGCCATGAAGTGGCGGAAGGTGTAGCTGGTCATCGGGCACGACACACCGGCAGCGGTGGCGATTTTTGCCAGCGTTCGGTTGTCGATGCGCTTCACCGGGTAGCCCGCATAGACGATCGGGCGGTCGAGGTTCCAGTGGATGAGCCAGCCGCGCAGATTGTCCGTGAGCCGGATAGTGGGGCGCACCTTCTTGTTCTGGACGCGGCCGGGCGGGTTCAGGTGCACGAGCGCGCGCTGGAAGTCGGTCTGCGTCTTCACCGAATACTGCAGGACCGCCTCGGGTCGCGCCCACGTGTTGAGTTCCATGATCGCAAAGCGGAACACGTGCTCGTCGGCTATTGCGTCGAGGAATGCGGCCATCTCCGCATCGGTGGGGATCTCGCTGCGAGGCTGTGACCGGGGGAGCCCGGTGATGCGCGTTACCTCGGCCTCGTTGTCGTTGATGTATGGCGCGGCATCCAGGAGCCTTGCGGTGCGCTCGCGGCCCATCGCGTCTCGCACGAGGCGGTCCTTGGCGGCGAAGCGGCAGCCTGCCTTGATCGAGCTGAGGTAGGTGGAGATCGTCTTGCACGTCAGCTGGTGCTTGTCCCGGCACCACTCCATGAACCCTGCCTGCCGGGCAATACCGAAGTCGGCTACGACGGGGTCGTAGCCCGCTTCGCGCGACTGCTTCAGATATTGCCGCACCAACTTGAACGCGCGCTTGGCGGCGTTCTTTGAGCGGATGTTGTCGGCGTGGTGCTCAAAATAGAATTTCTCCACCGAGCGCAGCAAGACGTTCTTCGGATCGAGCGGCGCCTCAGGCGGGTGCGCGAGCGCCAGGTCGACCAGGAACTCCTTGGCCTTCTCTAAGTCGCGTTGGCCGGTTGTCTTGCGCCGAGTGCGCCGTTTCGCTTCGTCGTACCAGTAGTAGAAGACGAAGTCGGAGCCAGTCTCTCGCCCGAGCCAGAACCCGCGATATTCGAATAGCCGCTGGGCGCTTCTGGTGGACTGTTGAGCGGTTCGTTCCCTGCGCATGGCTGTTTCTCTTGCCGCCTGAAATATGCCGAAATGTGCTCGCGCGTATAGCGCGGGCCCTTGCGTGTCGGTATCCAGCCGATCTCGCCACGCTGGCGCGCATGGCGCAACTCACGATCAGCGAGATGCTTACCGTACTGCTCGTAGACCTCCTCCTCTGTGAGAAGGTCGTCCGGCGCGATCATCTGGGCTTCACCCATCCGTCCTCCTTGGCTCGATCTTGAGCTCTGCCATAAGCTTGCGCACGCCTGCCACGGCGTTGTCGGTGGCTCGCCTGCACCCTGGTGTTGCCGGGTACGTCACGCGCCGCCGGCGGCCGTCCGTCGTCGTGATCCGCGCAAACGGATGCTTCCCGCCGTAGCCGAACTCCACGGCGACGGGATACCGCTCCAGCTCGGTGCGGACGGCATCGGCGATCTCTGTTTGTCGGGAGGCCATAGTCATTTCCCTCCGCCACCAATTCTCTCAAGGAGACGCGCCTTGGCGCTCGGCCTCGATCTTGGGCTGGTGCCTGGGGCGGCGCGCGGAACAGCCGGGCGCGTGAGCGCCGCACCAGTCGGCCAACCGTTCCTGATGCGCGCGCGCAAGGTGTTCTCGGCCATGCCAACCTCTCGGGCCCATTGCGTCAGCGTCATTGTCCGGCCGTTGTGGGTTAGAAGCACGTTATCTGAGCGATTGTTCTGTTGCTCGATCGGCGTCGCCCAACGACAGTTGCCGGGCTCATAATTGCCATTCGTGTCGTTGCGCTCGATGCTGTGCTTTGGGCTGGGCCTCGGCCCCATATCAGCGAAAAAGTTCGCAAAGTCGCGCCACCTGTCGCAGACCTTTATCCCGCGGCCGCCATAGCGACGATAGAACTTAACTCGCGGATCGGAGCATCGACGGAGCATGCTCTCCCAGCATGTCCACTCAGGCGAGCGCGACATTCCGTGAGTGGTTCGCAGTTCTCTGAGCCGCGCTCGCATTGTGCAGCCGCACGATTTGATGCTCCCGCTGCGCAGGTCGATACCTCGCGCAATTCGCTCAGCGCCGCATTCGCAACGACATCTCCAAGCCGCCGCCCCCCTCACGTTTTCAACCCGCTCGACGACGGTGAGGCTGTGGAATTTTTGCCCAGCTATGTTTTTCGCCGTCATCGAGCACCCATGGTTCTGTGGGCGGTGACAATGGCCGTCATCGCGGAGCCGTCCTTGGGGGCCGACCAGAGCGCGGAGGCGAGCTCTTGAACATCCGCAACGCCCCACGAGCGGAACAAAGAAACCTCGCCGCGGCCACCCGCCCTTTCGACCGCGTCATGACACGTCCTGCATAGCGGCACGGCCCACCGGTCTGTGGCGCGGCGGCCAACGGATCGCTCAGCGCGCGCGGCCCCGGATTTCAAGTGATGAGGATCATTCGGGCCTGCGCGTCCGCAGCCACAGCAGATTGTCTTGCGAATGGCGTCGAGGTGCTTTTCGTCGTTCCCCGGGCGCCGCTGCTGCGCAGACCTGCGATCGCGCTTCGCGGCCTCGCGCTCTGCGAGCGTCGGGCGAAAGTTCGGTTGCCCGTAGCCGGGCGGGATGAGGCGCGTTGCCATCAGCGTACCCCGTCAATGCGCGTGCCCGGAAACTCCCGCAACAGCGCCGACAAGTGAGGCGCTTCGCGGTCCAATCGCGCGATCTCGCGCACGAGCTCGTGCTTGCGCTCCAGCCACCCCAGCGTCAGTGCAGCCTGCTGGAGCGCTGCGTACATCTCCGGCCCCGGGGCGCCATCTCCTGTTGCGATGTAGTCGAGGTAGCCCTCAACGGCTTCGCGCTGCTCTGTGATGGTGAAGGGAGGGATGGTCATGCGCCGTCCCTTTCGTAAATCGCCTGCCGCAGGTAGACGCACAGATCGAGCGCTTCCGCGTAGGCGTCCTTGAGTGCGTCGCGGCCGTTGTGGGGCTGCAGCGGCGTGCCGTACCGCTCGCGGCCAACGCCGTCGCGCTCTTGCATATCCGCGAGCACGAGATCCCAGCAAGACGGGCGATCGTTGGGGATGGGGGCTGGCTGGTCGATGCTGGTCTTGATGCTCATGCCGCCGCATCTCCCTTGCTCTCATCCTCCGCAGGCGCCAGCCCCTTGATCGGTTTCGTGTCGAATGGCGGCGGCTCGGCGACGATCTCGGCGACGATGATTTTCGCCTCGCCGTTCTTGCCGTCTACGACGACGCGATCTCCGACTGAGAATGGCTCGCCGTCGTTGTGGTAGGTGTAGCGGCGACCGCCGGGGGTGAATTCGCAGGCTAGGTATTGGCGTGTCATGGGGTTGTTGCCTCCTCTTTGGCTGGCTGGGGTGTTCCGGCAAGGCCGTCGCGCCAGCATGAGTCGTCGGGCCGACGATCGCATCTGCCGTCAGCAAGGCGCACGTGCCCGCACTCGCAGATGGTGCGGCGCGGTTCGTCGAGAAACTTGACGATGCGACGATGGCTCATCGCTCTGCGGAACCGGTAAATGTCGACCTTCTCCGCATCCGCCTCGTGATCCTCGATAGCGGCGAGCAGAGCGTCTCGATCGACCACGCAAGAGAACTTGTCGTCCTTTGAACTTGTGATGGTCGCTGGGAGGTCGACGCGGATGATCTCAAATTCAGGGCTGTATGCGTGTTCGCGGTCCGAAAGTGCGGCAATGGGGTGGCTGATGGTGATGCGCGTGCCGGGAGAAAGCGCCAGCCTGAGGCGCCCGCAGTTAAAGGTTGCGGATCGCAGCCCGAGGCCAGATACGCGCTTGCGGAAGTCGTCGCGCTGCTCGCACCCGCTGCGGAGCGGGCATCCCGTGCACGGTTTGAGATAGACGCTCATGCTGCCCTCGCTGCTGCTTCTTGCGCCTTGCGCGCCTTGTACGCGGCAATCAAATCATCGACCTTGATGCCCGTGATCGCTTCGATTTCCTCGAAAACTGCGTGCTCAATCTCGCGAAATTTCACCTCGTCGACGTCGACCTGATTGAGCGATCTCGCGATGAACACGCGCATGGCGGGCTCGCCATCAATGCGGCCTTCGCGGATGAATGGATGCTCGCCCTTGACCCTGAGGCGCGTCAGCATGTTGTCGACGAACTCCATGATGCGCTGCTGCATCTTCAGGTCGGTCGAGAGCGGTACGTCGATTTTTTCGCACCACCCGACACGGCAAAGCAGGAACGCGCGCAGCACCTCTGGATCACCGTCCGGGTTCGGGTCGGCGCCATGTGGCCAGTGGTCAACGACGTCGGCCAAAACGCCGAACAGCAGATTGTGCGTCTGCGGCAAGCGGGGCACCGGCACGTTGACGCTCAGCGGCCGGCGCTCGGGGATTTTCCTGATTTCCGCTTCCGCCTCAGCGTCGGCGGGCAGGACGGCGCGCCCCACGCGGATGCCCTTGAATTTAGGCACTTGCCATCTCCATCAGCCTCACCACCAACCCCCGCGCATGCGCCCAGCGTTGATGTTCTGCCTCTGTGTGCCGCCGTGATTTCTGGTCCCGCAGCAGTGCCAACAGGTTTGTCAGCTCGATCTTCATGTCGGTGGAGATCGTCATCTCCGGCGCAGGTAGAAGCCGCTCAAGGCGTGCGCGCAGCTGCGGCTCGGTTCCGCGCTCGATCAGGTCTTGCGTGTGCACCTCCCACGCATCCAGCAATCGGTTGATCGGGTCGAAGCGCTCGACGTTCGGTTCGTCGATGCGGCGGGCTGCGGCTGAGCGTGTCACTTCCCACCCCCTTTCGCTGGGGCGGCGCGGGTTCTGCTGAGGTCGCTCTCTATGGCTTGGATGAGGGCGCGGAGACAGCAGTCGACGAAGGCGAGGCAGGATTCTCCGTCGAGGCCGCGATTGGGCTCAGTCGCTTTTTCCGTTCGCTCCAACAGCGATTTTAGGACGGAAACACCCGGCTCTTGTGTCGCATCGATCGTCGTTTCCGTTATGTGACGCGGCGTCGGCATGTAGTCGTGGCTGTCGTACATCTCCTCTGACGCATCCGGCGTAGGCTGCCCCCTGGCGTCTTCGCGCATTGCCTCTGCGACGCGGGCGTGGGCCCGCTTACAGGCTCGCCCTGCTGCGCTCGGATCAAGATCCTTGATTGCCTCATACACCCTGTGGGTGGCCTCGATCTCGGCATCGGTCCCAGTCATGCTGCATCTCCGTCGATGGGGTGGTCGAAGATCGAGCCCATGGGCGTTTCGGGCTCGGCGTCAGCCGGCGCGATCGTCTGCACGGGATCGACGTAGCTCGGGATCGGCCCGCGCGATTTCGCGAGGCGCTCCCCTGCAATGCGGACGTATTCGGGATTGATCTCAATCAGGATGGAGTCGCGCTGTAGATACTCGGCGACAACCGCGACGGTGCCGGCGCCCCCAAAGGGATCGAGAACCGTGCCGTCAATAGGACACCCGGCCTTGATGCAGATCTCCGGCAGCGCCGGCGGGAAGGTGGCGAAGTGCGCCTCTGGGAATGGCGCCGTAGCAATCGTCCAAACCGAACGCTTGTTGCGCGACAGCGTCTCGTTGGCGACGTTGCCGGTTGACGTGCGCTTGCCGGGTTCCCCGCCGACGTAGGAGCCGCCACGGAAGCCGTTGGCGTTCCCCTTTTTGCCGATCTTGGTGTCCCATCGGTCCTGAAAGCCAATCTTGCGCCGGTCAGGTGAAGCATCGTTCTTGCGTTGGCGCACCTCGTCATCGCGCCGCGTGTATCCCTGGCCATAAGGGCTCGCCTGGCTCTCTGGCGAGTTTGGCCCTATGTATTCCGCCCGCTCTTTGATCGCTTCCGCATCGTAGAAATACCGCGCCGACTTGGTGAGCAGAAACACGTACTCGTGCGCCTTGGTCGGTCGATCCTTTATGCTCTCCGGCATCGGGTTTGGCTTCGCCCAAACGATGTCGGCGCGCACCCACCAGCCGTCCTCCTGTAGCGCAATGGCGAGGCGGTGCGGGGCCATGCAGAGGTCTTTGGGCTTCAGCGGCCCGCCAATCGTAGAGAACGGCTTGTCGCGGAACGCGCGATCATCGTTGCCCTTGAGCTTGGTATCGTGGGCAGAGCGCCCGTTCACGGAGGCGGCGTAGCAATCGCCGTAGTTAAGCCAGACGGTGCCGTCCTTCCTGAGAACGCGGCGGACCTCGCGAAAAACGGCAACCAACCGCTCAATGTGTTCGTCGAGGGTGGGCTCAAGGCCGATCTGCCCCTCTGCGTCGTAGTCCCGCAGCCCCCAATACGGTGGACTGGTCACGACGCAGTGGACGGACTCGTCGGGCAGGCACCCAAGCCCCGCCATCACATCGCAATTGAGGATGCGCACGGTCATCTTGGCGCCTCGTGCAGGTGCGCCCAGCAATATCGGCCTTGGGCGATGTTCTGGATCGTTCCGCGATGAACCCCGAACTCCGCAGCCAGATCCTTTTGCATCTCGCCGGCTGCGAGGCGCCTGATAATCTCGCGGCCCTGCTCATCAGTGAGCTTGCGGGACGCCTCGCTGATCTTCGCGCCCCACGTGATCTCCCGGCCAACCATCTGCTGACGCATCCGATCCCGCCGAGCGTCGGTCCAGCGTCGTGTCTTGCTTTGGGCGCCGATCTTGCGCTTCGTTTCGGCGCTGTGCTTGCGGCCGATCCATGCTGTCCGGATCCGCGCGAGGCCCTCTGCCGACAGGTCGCGCACGCCGTCGCCCCCGGAGGTGCCGTTTGTCAGGGGCCAGCCCTGACGCTTCGCGTGCGCGATCCAGTAGCGCTCTGCCTCCTGCCAAGGCCACGCGCCCTCGATCTCCTCCAGAACAACAACCCTCGGCTCCAGGCCCTTCGCTTTGAGGCCCTGTATCCAGCTTGCGCGATGGCAGCGTGACTTATCGTTTAGGTGGCCGCAAACACGTGCCCGCAACTTCGTCGTCTTTCCGACATATCGAATGTCGTTAGTCTCGGGATCCACGAGGCCGTAGATGTAAACGCGCGGCGAGAGCGCCGGCGTTTCGAATGAGGCGTCGAGGCTCATGCCGCCACCTCGATCGCCCTCGGCTCAGAAAGGAACCTTTCGAGGCGCATCACATAGTCGGCCTCCTCTCGGTCCATGCGCTCGCCGTCACGAAGGACAGCAACGACGCCAGCGAGGCGAACGGAGAACATTGGCAATTCGTCGCTGTCATCGACGCGCGATTGTTCGTGTGCCAGCCCCCGCGCGACCAAGTTACGCCACACCTCGGCGGCTGACGGCCCCGCAATGTATTTGTTGCGATACCCAACCTTGCGATTGGTCAGGCCCAAGGCATGGCGCATCATGTGGCGCTCTCGGTCGGTGAGGGCGGTCATGGGGCAAGCCCCTCCTGACTAACAACGGTTGCTGCGCGCGTGCGCCAGCATCCGTCGAGACGATCAAGGATGCGCTCGAGCTCCTCGCGGGCGGCATCCGAATTGCCGGCCTTCAAGAGGCTGCGGGCCCGCGCGAGATCGTTGATCTCGTCCTCTTGAAGCGGGTTGGCCCTGGCCTCCTCAAGCTCGTCTTCAAGCTCGTCTGCCTCGTCCCGGAGGCGGTCGATTGTCTTTTGGGCCTGCTTGTTCGCCTCGATCAGCGCGTCGTGCGCCTTGGTGATGTTGGCGAGCTTCGCCTTCAGGTCGGCGATCTCTTGCGCCGCATCGACGTCTGGTGCGCGTGGGGCTGTCGTGCCCTGCATGGGTATCTCCCCCGGTTGATACGCAGCACGCGGTTGGCGGTCGCCCTACTTCCTAAGCATGGGCATGATGATCTGGCGGTACGCCGGAAGCTCTTTTGACCAGAGCAGCGTTGGATGGCCGGGCCCGGCCGACTGAACCTCAATCGGAACGTCGGGCCAGAGCTTGAGCATTTGCGTGAGATAGGCGGCGTTCATGCCGAGCTCGTCACCGCGCTCGTGCACGTCGGCATCGACGATCTCGTTCGCTTCCTCGTGACCCTTGGTTCCGGCGATGACACTGAGGCCGGACAGGCCCGGGACCAGCCCGACGGCCGGCGTCTTCTGGTTAGCGCCCGTGCAGACGATGATTGCGCGCTCGACGGCCTCCGACAGCCCGTCGCGTCGCACCGTCATCAGTGCGCCGTTCGGCTCCGGCATCACGCGGCGATAGGCGGGATACTTGCCCTCAAGGATGCCTGTCGACAGCTCGGCGTCGGCGCCCCTCAGGACAACCCGCGCGTCTCCGATCGTGAGCGTCGCGTCTCCGTCGACGTTGCCCAGGATGGCGATCATCTCATTGACCGCCGCTGCCGGGATGGTGACGGCGAAAGCGTCCTCCAGCCCTGCCGGCGCCGCCATCTCGCGATATGCGAGGCGGTGGTCGTCGGTTGCGACAGCGGCGATCAGAAGCTCCCCGCGCTCGACCGTGTGCAGGTAGACGCCGCGGTGATACCAGTGTGTTGCAGAGTTCGCGGTTGCCGGGACGGTTGCCTCAAGAATGGACTTCAGGTCGGCCGCAGGCACATCGAAGGTAAGCCCCTCGCCGACTTCCGCGACCGGGAACGTGTCGACCGGCAACGTGCTGAGCCGGTAAACGGAGCGACCGGCGGTGAGGGTTGCGATTGATCCGCCGAGCTCAATAGTAGCCGAGACCTGCTTCGGCAGCCGTCGCGTCAGGCCGTGCAGAATATCGCCCGGCAGCGCGATGGAGCCCTCAGCCTGCACATCCGCCGACGCTGAGGCCTCAGCCTCCATGTCGATGCACGTGGCGCGAACCGTCACCCTGCCCGCGCTTGCGTCGACGCGGACGTGCTGCAGTATCGGCATCGTGGTGCGCGGCAGGATGCAGCCCTTGACGGCTCCAACGATGCGGGCAAGCTCGCCGGCGTCGAGTGAGAATTTCACCGCTTACCCCTCCGTTCGTTCAGATAGCCAATGACCGGGAGCACGGCGATCACCGTGGTGATGATGGCCAGCGCTGCCGCAGCAAGAGCCTCAAGCATCGTCGCCTCCGAGAATGGCCTCGGCCGTCGCGCGATTGGCCGCGCTGAGCCGCGCAATCATGTCGGCGTTGCTCTCGCGGAACTCCGCAAGCTCCTGCTCGCTGCAAAGGTAGCCGCGCTCCTCGCGTAGCTTTTCGAGAAACCCGTCTTGGTCGACGAGTTGATCGTCGGCCTCAGGCTCCAGATCGGGAACATCGAGTGACGCGGCCTCGGGTTTTGCGGCCTGCTGCTCCCGCTCGGGAACGGCGGTGAGGTCGGGGATTTCAAGGGCCGCCTTGCGCGGCGCCAGCGTCACGACGTTATCGCGGGTGCCGAAGTCGGCGTGCTCGTCGTCGCGCGCGATCATGCGCTCAAGCTGAGGCACACTCGGCACCGTCTTGATGCCGCGACGAACCACAGTCTTGCGCCACGCTTCGGTCCAAAACTTTTTCCACATCGGGCCGTTTTGGGCGCGCGAGATCGACTTAACCGTGTCGATCTGCTTCTCGTCCATGACCTCGCGATGCAGAATGACGCCGCCCTGCTTGAATACAGCATAGGCACCGATGGGCTTGCCGCGGTCAGTGCCGAGCGGGGCAGGCTTGTGCTCGATGCGCGGCTCATCGCCTTGGTGCCAGACGAACTCGTCGCCGGCGTAAACGACCTGCGCGTCGACGATCATGTCGCAAAGCTCGCGCGCGCGCTTCCTGATGCCGTAGAGCATCGGGTTCCACTGCGCCACCAAGCAGCCCTTGTCTTTGTCCTTGAACCACGTAATGACGCCCTCGCGGCCGTCGGGCTGCAGGCCATCCTCGGCGGCCTTGGTGACGGCGGCGTGCAGCGAGCGCCGGTCACAGCGCAGCAGGTCGGGGTTGTTCTTAACCGCGATAATGGCAGTGTTGACGAACTTCTCGCGGCTGATGTGCGGCGGCAGGATCGCGGCGAGTTCGTCACCGCGGGCCGTGATCTCCCCGCGGAATCCATCGAAGGGCGACGCGGCCGGCGCATCTTTGACCTCAGGCTGCACGACGATCCTCCCTGACCTCGACGCCCGGGATGTTCGTTGCGCCCTTGTGCAGGCGCGTCTCGGCCTTCACGAGCCTGTCGATCACGGCCTTGACGTCGGGGTGTTCGGCGTAGTGATCGAGCGCCCTGCGGTAGTTGGTGATGATCGGTTCCCAATAGGACCTCAGACCGCCTCTACTGCCGAAGCCGCCGCCGACGTTCACCTTGACGGGCTCGGGTGTCGGCTCTGGTGGCAACTCCGGCTCAGGCGTCGTGAGCGCCTGGATGGGATCGGTCTCCATCAGCTTCTGGCGCTGCGCCTCGTTCTCGCGCTGCGCGGCTTCGCGGGCGCGGCGCTCGTTTGCGGCCTTCTCCTCGGCCTCGCGGCGCAGCCGCGCTTCCTCGGCGCGTGCCCAGCGGCCCCAATAGTCCCGCAGCCGGTCGGCGGCGGTCTTTACGGCCGCGCGGAAGCGGAACTTGTCGTCGATCTCCTTGGCCTTCTTGTTGATCGGACTTTTCTCAAGCTCGAACATCGCGTCGGCGCGCTTCTTGAGGTCGAGCAGCTGCTTTTGCAGGTTGCGGGCGATGTTGCTCTCGCGCTCATCGCTGGCCGCATTGCCCTTGGCGAGCATCGCCTCGGCCTGCGCCTGCTTATCCTCGATCTCGGCGAGCAATGCTTCGAAAGGATCGCTCGGCATATTCGAGTTCCGCGGCGCCTCGGGCTCGGCGGCGGGCGTGCCCTGGTCCGGCCACTCGCCGGTTTTGAACGCCTCCATCGCAGCTTCTTTTGTGACCGGGTTCTTGGCGAGCCACGTCCACTGGTCTTGCGGATCGCGCATCTCGTTGCCGACGCGGCACACGAGCTCGCCGTCCTTGTGCCAGATCACCGCCGGCACCCACGGGCCGTCGCGGTGCAGCTTGCGTCGGAAATACCCGCACTGAGGGTGTCCGTCATGGATCGGCGGCTTCTTGCCCGCGAGCGCGTCCTGCCACCACGTGAGATCGTTTAATTGCATCTCGTCCCTTCCTTTCCCCCCAATGGGGTGCCGTCTCTCCGGCTGTCACGCCGTTGCGCCGACGTTCCGATGGGGTTCTCTCCGCATGAAAAAGGCGCTGCAGATCACCCCACGAACCCCGCCCACCTTCTCGTGCGCCCCTAAGGGCACGTCTCCTGCCGCGCCTTCACGCGCTCGATCTGGAATTGCAGAAGCTCCAGCGCCGTCCCGGCGCCGTGCGTCTCGGTTGTGGTCTCGACCCAATGGCGCAATTCGAGTGCGGCCCGGGTGCGTGAACGGTTCGGCGCGAACGACCGCACGTAGCGGGCGATGGCCGAGGCGTCCCTGAGCACTGGCTGCGCCAATCGGAGGGCTGGCCTTGCCAAACGGGCGCGCATGTCGACGACGTTGCTCATTGCGACCAGCTTTCTTTGAGTTTGCGCGCCGCATCCTCGCGGCTGGCGGCCAGCTGATGCGCCTCGGCAGCGGCGTCGTAGGCCATCGCGTTCGGAATGGTTGGATTGCCGAGGTAGCGCTTCAGGCGCTGCCGCGCGCGCCGCTTGGCGGCTTTGGTGCCGCGCACGAAGGCGTCGAGGAAATCGTCGCGGCGGGTCGCGAGGCGAGACGGCTTCATAGCTGCACCTCGCCGCGTCGAATGTTCTGCGCGTCGGCGCGCCCGCGGAAATAGACGTCGATGAAGGCGAGGGCCATCTCATCGTTGAGATCGGCCCACGCGGGGAGGCCGGGCTCACTGCGCCGCGTCTCCTCGTAGGTCTCTTTGATCGCCAGTAGCTCGCGGCTCATCTGCACCTTCATGCGATGCACTCCTCGATCTGAAACGCGACCGCAGCCCGCTCCTGCCGGCACAGGCGCATCAGCATGTGGTGGTACGGGAAGCTGTAGGCCGGGTGATGCGGGTTGGTTTGTGCGAGCCGACGTAGACGCTGGTCGGCGCGCGCCAGTCGTTCAGCGACGCGCTCGCGGCCGTAGATGGACGTGTCGGCAATCTCGGCGCTCGAAAGAAAACCGCAGCGGCCGAGATCGCGAGCGCGGCGGGTTGCGATGGCGTCAGCGAACTCGGCGAGGAATTTCCGGTAGCCTTCGCGCCAAGTGGCGCCGCCGGCGAGCGCTTCGGCGTAGAGGGTGTGACGCTTCCAATCGAGCCGGGCGGCGCGGTAGCCGGCCATGAACAGATCTGTGCTCTGCTGAGGCGGTGCGGCCCGCTCGATCGTTTGAAGCATCCCCGGTCTCGCTCTGGTTGGGCGACGGGGCTGCCGCAATTACCTTTGCCCCGTCGCCGTCTTGACCCCGCTAAGCGCTGCATCAGCGCAGAACCAGAGATAGTCGGGTTTTCCCGATTGGTCAACACAAAAATCGGGTTTTTCCGATTTCTGCAGCACGCCATCGGGTTGGCCCGACCGGAAGGGGCTACCGTTCGCCGCGTTTGATCCAGATTATCGGTGCGATTTCAGCAAGCTCGACGTCATCGACGTCGGGCACCCCCGGCTTGTATGAGCGAAGCCGGTATCTACCTCTGCGCGAGCCGCGTTCGAGGATCTTCACGAACCGCATCCCGTCGTGGGTGCGGCCCACGCAGTCCTTGCCGATGAGGTTGTCCGCGTGGCGGGGGTCTGCGAGCCGGCAGAACACCTCGTCGCCGTCACGGTAGGCCGGCGCCATGGCGTTGCCCTCGACGCGGTAGCAGGCCACGTCGGGTGCGCCCAGCTCAAACGATGATTCCCCGCTGCCCGGCCGCGCAACGTGCCACGTCTCGTCGCCGTCAATTGCGCCGACGGTGGGCACGCGAACGGTGAACCTGTCGTCGCCCTCCAGCAGGAACGCCGCCGGCACGCCAAGGGCATCGGCGAACGCGAGGAAGTTGTCGATGCGCGGGTTTGAGTCGTTCTTCAGGGTTTCGCTGAGCCAGCCGGGGTTCTTGCCAGCACGAAGGGAGATTTCCTTCATGGTGACACCTCTGGACTTGAGGTCTTCAATCCGGGCAATTGCCCGCGCTCGCCAGCCATTCATGTCTCCCGAATTACAGGGCTAGATGGCTCGGGTCTATCCGATCGGGTATTACCGCTTGCATAATCGGATAAACCCGATTAACATCTTGGAGCCATGGATGCAACTGCACCTCTTATCGAAGAAATCGACGCCTTCCTTGGCAGAACGGGGATGGCGGACACAACGTTCGGTCAAAAGGCCGTTCGCGATTGGCGGTTACTGGAGCGCCTCCGTCGCGGGGGGAGCGTGACGCTCAAGACTGCGCACAAGCTGCGCGAGTTCATGCGTGAGTACGAGGGGGCAAGAAAGGTTGCGTGATCGGCACGGTTCGCAATCGGTCTGCATTACTGACTTCCTCCGCAAAAACTTTTTCCAGTGTGTGTCACCCAAGCGTCACCGTCTACCCGTTGTCGTCGCAACTGAGTTTTTCTCGTTCGCTTCGTCCGTACCCGTTGCGTCTGCGTCACGCCGAAGGCGGCGGATGGCTCATGCGTGCGTGGGCCTCCCGACACCTTCGGGTGTCCGACTGACTCGGCTGCATTGCTGCGCACCGGGTCTGTCGTAGCCCTCCTTGGGCGTTTCCTCTCTAGACTTGGGCTGCCCGGCTCACGCTTGGCAGCCCTCTTTCCCGGGGAGGATGGGGGAATAGGGGTTGATGCTACGAGAGGCGGCCACATCGCTCTTTGGCCCATCCCGCGCAAGCGTGCGCCGGGCCGTTGCCGCCTATCTCAACGACATGAAGGAATACATCTCCGACGCGGCCGTCCCGCGCGAGCAGGTGGTCGAGGGCTACAAGGACGGGTGCAAGAGGTATGGCTGGCCGCGCATCAGCACTGCGCGGCTTTTTGCTGAGCTCGACGCACTCGGGTGCCCAGCATTCGAGGGCATCCGCATTCCTGCGCACGGAGGCGCACCCGCGCCGACGCCAGCGCTGCCACCTCAGGCCCCGATCATCGTGCCGCCGCAGCCGAAGCACGAGCCGCGGCCTGTCATGCGCACGCTGCGCGACGATGCGCTCGTCGACCTGCTGTCGCGCCTGGAGCGCGGCGAGACGATCCCGTCACAAGACGCGCTGTGCGCGGCTTGGCGCCGCTCGCGCTCGACAGTCTCCGAATGGCTGACCGCGTGGGAGCGGCGGGGCTTGATCCCGCCGCGGCAGCGCGACGGCCGCTGCAATGTCATCCACATGCGCCAACGGAGGGCGGCAGCCGCATGATCACACCCCTGCAGAGGCGCGCGATGGTTTTCATCGAGGCAGAGATCGCCCGCACAGGCGGTGTTGCGCCGACGATCTGTGAGATTGCCGCCAACCTCAAGACGGCAAGCAAGGGCAACGTGCACCGCCTCATCAAAGGGCTTGAGGAGCGCGGGTTCATTCGCCGGGCGCCGGGTCGTGCGCGCGGCATCGAGGTGATCCGGCCGGTGAGCCGATTGGAGGTGCACCGGTTCAACCCTGAAACGAAGGAGGTCGAAGCTGTGACCGAGAAAGAAAAGAGCCTGGCGAGTTAGGGGCTCACCAGGCTCTGCGATCTGTCATCTGCCTCGGGACCGCTGACACCAGTCGAGAGGCTCATTTATGCGCAGCATGCTGCGCTTCCAAGCGAGGGTTTTATGCCACGAACGAACCAAGTCCGCAACCTAGATGTTGCGGCAGTTTCCACATCCCACCACCAGACCGTGAGTGCGCGCCCATGATGTTGCAGGGCGCACCAGATACGCAACTCGATGACGGTTTTGCGCCGCTTCGCGAGCCGCCTCACAACATCGAGGCCGAACAGGCGCTCCTCGGGTGCGTGCTGATCAACAACGCGTCGATGGACCGCGTTGGGGGCTTGGAGCCGCACCACCTCTTTGACCCGCTGCATCAGCAGATTTTCGAGGTCGCACGCAAACTGATCAGCACGGGGCGCCGCGCGACGCCGATCACGCTCAAGACGTTCTTTGACGGTGCGCCTCCTATCCGCAGCGACCTCACGGTGCCTCAGTATCTCGGGTCACTGGCGGGCAATGCGACGACGATCATCAACGTGGCGGACTACGCGCGGTTGATCCGCGACCTCGCCACGCGCCGCGCCCTCATCCTCATCGGCAGCGATGTTGTCAACGACGCCTTCGATGCGGACCTGCACATCGCACCGGACGAACAAATCGCGGAAGCAGAAAAGCGTCTCTCGGAACTGGCGGTACGGTCGGACGATGATCGGGCCTGCGGCTTCGACGTCGCACTCACCGAGGCCATCGAGTACGCCAACGAGGCCTACCAGCGGAAGGGGCACCTCGCCGGCCTGTCGACCGGCCTGGAGGATCTCGACGCGAAGCTCGGCGGGCTCGCAAAGACTGACCTCGTGATCCTCGCTGGGCGCCCGTCGATGGGTAAGACGGCGCTTGCCACGCACATCGCATGGTCGACCGCGAAGGACGGCCTGCCGGTGCTGTTCTACTCGCTCGAAATGGACCGCTCGCAGATCGCCATGCGGATTGCGGCGAGCGAGATCGAGGTCGGCAGCGAGAAGCTGCGCCGCGGCATGGTGAGCGAGGATGAAATTCGCGCACTCGTGACGCGCGCCGAGGATATCGGGCGCTGCCCGCTTCACATCGACGACCGCGGCGGCATCTCGATGGGGCAGCTTGCCGCCCGCGCGCGGCGCGCGGCGCGCAAGACCGGCGCCGAACTGATGGTCGTCGACTACATCCAGCTCCTCTCCGGCAGCAAGCGCGCGCGTGACGGCCGCGTGCAGGAGGTGACCGAGATCACCACGGGGCTCAAGGCCCTGGCCAAGGAGCTGCAGATCCCGGTCATCGCTCTGTCGCAGCTGTCGCGCGGCCCGGAGGGACGTCCCGATAAGCGCCCGCAGCTCTCCGACCTCAGAGAGAGCGGCTCGATCGAGCAGGACGCCGACGTCGTGATGTTTGTCTACCGCGACGAATACTACGTCGAGCGCCGCAAGCCAGACCCTTCGGACATGGAGAAGATGGCCGAGTGGGAGCGCGACATGCGTAGCGCCGCCGGCAAGGCCGAGGTGATCATCGGCAAGCAGCGCCACGGCCCCACAGGCGTGGTCCCGCTGGCCTTTGACGGCGCGCTGACGCGGTTCTCTGACATGGCTCCTGAGTATCGGGAGGCGCGACGATGACCGGCTTCGGACACAACAGCGGGTACACGCTGGACGATCTCGACGGGAAGCCGGGAGACTGGATCGCTCTGTCGCGTCGGGTGCGCGAGCATCCGATTGTCGGGCTCGCCAACCCCGTGAAGCCAGCCGACCACAGCAGGGGTTCATGTAGCCGCTTTGAGGCGTGGTTCGACCTCCTCTGTCTTGCGCAGTGGAGGCCGTCGCGCATCAACAACAAAGGTCAGGTGATCACCCTCGATGTGGGCCAACTCATGGGTGCGCTACCCTTCCTCGCTGACCGCTGGAATTGGACGGTTGCGACGGTGCGCTGGTATCTGGCCACGCTGGAGCGCGAACAGATGATCTCTCGCGCGCCACCGAAGGTCGCGACTTCCAACAGCCAGAACAGCAGGCAACCAACAAACAAATGCAACGTCATAACCATCGAGAATTACAGCAAATATCAATTGCTGTCTGATGCCGTAGACGCTTACGTACAGCAGGCAAAGCGACAGGCGAGCGACAGCCGAGCAACAGCCGAACAGCAGGCCAACGACAGCAATTTAACAAGTAAACAACCTAACAATAATACTCCCCCCTACCCCCCTCCGGGGGGCGAGCCCGAGCCTTCGGCTGGCAGGAAGCGCAAGCGTGGCCTGACGGCAGCGCAGATCAACCTCACCGATGAGGCGGTTCGCCTCTGGAACGCCACAGCGCAAGCGCTCGGCCTTTCGCGGGTGCAGGCCGTCACCGATGCGCGGCGCGCTCGCCTCGTCAAGCGGCTCGATGACATCGGGGGGCTTGATCGATTTGCGCTGGCGCTGTCTGCGATCGAGCGCGTCCCGTTCCTGATGGGCAAGGTTCCCCCGAGGCCGGGGCAGGCGCCGTTCAAGCTCGACATCGACCGGCTGATGCAAACCGACGGCAACCTCGGCGACGTGCTGGCGAAACTGATCGACAAGGCGGGGGACGAGACGGAACTGATCGGGCCAAACGGCAAGCGGTGGGGTTGGTGGCGCGACAAGGAAGACGACCTGCGCGCCCTCTCGGTCGACTATTGGCGCCAGCTCGACGAAACGCAAAAGCCGAACGGGACATGGCCGTGGTGGGTGATGGGCGCTCCTCCTGGGCACGACGAGTGCATCATGCCCGACGAGCTCGTCGCCGAGCGCGGATACGTCGAGATCTACAAGGGGAAAATCAGCCATGCGTGACACCTTTGATCGCCTCTTGGTTAGCGGGGAGGCGCTGCTGATCGACGTCATCGAGGATGCGTTTGATCGGGTTGCGCCTGAGAAGGGCTGCGAGTCTCCGATCGAGGAAGCGTTCGCCGTCGCCGCTGCCGCGCTGTGTGCGACTAGGTATTGCGGCGAGGTGGACTACGTCCCCGCATTTGGCCTGACGCACAAGGAACTCATTGCGCGGACTGGCGACGGGAAGTTCAGAGCCTGGATTGCCCCTCAGGTGCACGTCTGCGGCTACCGGGTGGATTTTATGGTTGCGCACCTAAGCGGGCTTTCCGGCTTCGGCGGCATCGTCGTTGAGCTTGACGGGCATGAGTTCCATGAGCGCACGAAGAAGCAGGCGGCGCGCGACAAGGCCAAGGATCGGCATCTGCAAGACATGGGCTTCAAGGTGTTCCGCTTCACCGGATCTGAGGTTTGGGCGGACGCGTTTGGGTGCGCGGACGACGTACTCGGCCACGCGCTGTCGATGGCCATCGATGCAGACTACGCGCGGCACCTGATCCGCGAGGGGGACATCAACGGGGCAACGAGGGCACTTAGCTGGCCACACTGAGGGGGACAACGGAATGCAACACACCATCGAGAAGCATCGCAGCGTCGACGTACACCACGTCATCACCGCGGCAAGCGAGGTCATGAAGGTTTCGAAGGCGGACCTGCGCGGCGACCGCCGGGCGCGGCCGATCACCGAGGCGCGCCACACGGCAATCACGGTCGCGCGGATGCTGACCGGGCGCTCACTGATGGCGCTATCGAGGGACTTCAACGTCGCCGACCACACCGTCATCCGCTATGCGATCAACATCACCGAGGAGAGGGTTGCGACGCGCCCTGACATCGCGCTGGCCATGGTCGAGATCGAGGCGAAGGCACGCGCGCTTGCCGGCGCGCCGCCGGCGCCGGTCGCGGTGAGTGTTGAGCGGGTCCGCGCCGAGGTCGAGGCGGTAGCAGAGGTGGCGAAAGCGGCCGAGGCTGCGGAGAACCCGCTCAATGAGGACCAGCGCCGCGAGTTCGTGCGCCTGGTTCACAAAGGCTGGACGCCGAAGGGGTTGGCCAAGCGCTACGACCTGCCCTTGGATTTCACGCGGATCGAATACGAGGCTGCGCGCGCAGCTGCGTGAGGAGGGGTTGCATGGCGGCGAAAAAGAAAATCGGTCCCGAGGAGCGCGCGGAACGCCGAAAGCGGGCAATCCGCAACCGGATGAACCGCGCGCTCGGCGACCTCGGCGTCGACGTGACCAGCGTGCCGGCGAGCGACCGCGAGGCGATCGACCTTGCGGACCAGAACGTGCGCAAGCTGCGCAGCATCGCTGACAAGATGAACGTTCGCCGATCGCCGAGCGACCCCACCGAGGAGCGCGTGCGCCACGCCGGCGTCGATCCGCGCGCGATCGAGGTTCAGGTCGACCAGCCGCGGGCGCACAAGTTCGACTGGATCATCGACAGCATTCAAGAAAAGCTCTCCGCACGACAGTACCAGGCGGCAGAGCGGCTTCGCGACCGACACGAGGCCATGCAGGCCAAGAGCGCTGTCGCCTCCCTGGACGGTGCCTCGACCGCTTCTGACCCATCGGGGCGCTTACCGATCACCGAGGCACAGGAGATCGCTGCGCGTGAATTCGCGTGGGTGACGGATCGGATTGAGCCGATCTTCATGGCCGCGCTCGATGCGTTCGTTCTGGAGAAGCCGCCCGAGGGTGCGGATCGCTGCCTGACCATCGCCGAGTACGGCACCAAGGTCAGCAAGATCGCCGGCGAGAACCAGGGCCGCGCCGCCGGCGTGGTTGCGATCAAGCTGGCCTGCGCCCGCCTGGCGGCGCTGTGGTGGGCCTACGACAGCGAGCAGCGCGAGCAGTGCGCACGCACCGACCGGCTGATGCGGTCTGAGATCGGACGCCGCGCCGCCGCGCAGGGGTGGATTTGCGCGCTCCATGACTGGTGCAGAAAAGCTGGCCGCCTGCCTGCAACGCAAGGGGAGATGGATACTATCCGCGCCATTCACAACGAGACAGCGATGCGCCTCAGGAAGGCGAGCCAGTTGGACGTTGATCGCCACACAGGGCGCAACAACCGCCTCGTGGCAAAAGCGCTCATGGACGATGCGTGCGGTCGAGTGAGGGTGGCATGATGAAGCCGCAAGACCTGACTCTCCAGCGGCTGCGCGCGGAGTTCATATACGACCCTGAGACGGGGGAGTTTCGCCGCAGGCGCTTCCCTTGGGGGCCCAGCGATCACGTTCCTGCGGGTTATGTGCGCCCCGACGGGTATGTGAGCATTGAGATCGGCCACCGGCCGTACCTCGCGCACGTGCTCGCTTGGTTCTACGTGAACGGCGAGTGGCCAAGCACAAGCCTCGATCACAAAAACGGCACCAGGGACGATAACCGCATCGCCAACCTGCGGCCCGCCACGCAAACGCAGAACAACGGAAATTCAAAGCTTAGCGGAAGCAACACGTCGGGCGCCAAGGGCGTGACCTGGGACAAGTGGTCGGGAAGGTGGATGGCCCAAATCAGCTTTGCTGGGCGACGGCGCAATTTGGGTCGATATCGCACCGTCGAGGCGGCGCATGCAGCATACGCTGACGCAGCGCGGAAGCTGTTCGGGGAGTTTGCGAGGCCGGAGAAGCGGCCGTGATCTAGGAGGGCAATACAATGCAGATCGCAAAGGACGGCGTGGTTGCGTGCATGGTGGTGTTCGTATGGTTCGTCGTGATGTCGTTGGTGGTGACGTTCGGGGTCGTCGACTACGGCCTCCCGGGCAAGATCATCGGGCTCGGCTCGCTGGCCGCGCTGGTTTTCCTGGCTGTACGGCTCAGCCGGCACGGAAAAGCCCCGGCATCGACGCGCGACACCGGGGCTCAGGATGTTCCCTTTTAGGGGTTAGGCGAACTTCATCACCTTTCGGCGCCCAACGGTTCGGAGTTGCACCGAGCCGTTGGCAACCCACTCTTTGGACCATTCGGAGAAGCGGGAGGGCGAGACACCGTAGTGATTCGCCGCCTGCTCCTGGCTGTCGAAGCTTCGGCCAGTTGCTGCCCGAAGCATGAGATCCGAGAGGATCTCGTCACGGTCCATGCTACGCTTCGAGCCATTCGGACCCTTCGGCGTCGGCGGGTGCGGACGCTTCGGGGTCGATACTCCACCGTTCTTCGGACCCTTCGACACATCGGGCCCGAATGCTTCGAGCGCTTCAGCCACCTCCGATGCTTCGATTTCAGGGAACGAGGTTTGGGCTCGATCCGCTTCCGAAGCGTCCTTGGCGACCGTCCGGCGCTTCGGAGAGAACGCAAAGCCGAAGCTGACCAGCGCTGCGAGCTCGAAGATAGTCGCGTAGGTGAACGGTTCGAGCAGCAACAGCATGTGCTTGATGGCGTCCCTGCCGTAGCCGGTGAGCAGCGACAGCAGTTCGGCCATCTTGTCGGCGTTCGCCCCGACGGGCTTCGTATGCCCGGCCTTGTTGAGCGCCGCGAGGTTGCCTGCGACTGCATCCTCGTACACCTTGACGGTGGCTTCCAGGCCAACACACCGCTTGCCGCGCCCGGAGGCGCATTCGGCGGCCATCTTGGCCCGGGCCCCGTCCAGCATCTCCTGATTGGCGGCGAGCCGCTTCTTCAGGTCTGCACGGAGTTCGTTGACGTCGCCAGCGATGGCCGAGGCCTCCGCTGCGATGGTCGTCTGCTTGCCGACCGACGTGTAGAGCACGCCCCAGGTCGCTACCGTTGCCACGACAGCAAAGCCGAGGGCAGAGCCCCAGCACCGCGAGCGCAGCGCGTTGACGACCGAGTGGGCCGTGAGAATTTGAACGGCCATGAGAACGGGGATGAGTCCGTGCTCAAGCTGCCATTCGTTCGTGCGGATGGCGTCCTGCAGCAGGATTACGAGGGCGCCGGTTGCAGCAAGCCCGCCGGCCACTAGCGCGGCGAACTTGCCCGTGGTAGTCGAGTCCATGTGGTGTTCCTTTCGTAGCTGATCGGGATTTCACAATGGGTCGGGGCTGTTCGCGCAGCGCCCGACCTGACTATAAGATAGCACGAATGGACATTTTGTCCATGCTGTTTCGAACCGCTATTGACATTTTGCGGATTATTCTGGCAAGACGTTGCGTATGCGCAACGCTCCAAATGGACTGGACCGGCTGAGGCGCCTGCTGGGTTCGCAGGCTAGGGTGGCCGAGGCGCTCGACCTGACTGAGAAGCAGGTCTCGCGCATCGCGACGGGCAAGAGCCCGGTGCCCCCCTACATGGTCGCCATAGCCGAACTGCTGGAGGCCTTGCCCCCAAAGGATTGGCCGGACAGGTGGCAGAGATGAAACGAGCAGCGGCAGCGCTTGTCCTGGCTATGATGCAGGGGTGCGCCCAGCCGCAGCCGGTCGAGAGCGTAGAGGAGATATCGGCCAAGATTGATGCGCAATGGGCGAAGGCAGCGCGACCGGCGCCGTCAAAGGCCGAGTTGGAGGCCGAGAGGCATACCCGCGAACGGGAGAAAAAGCTTAATAGCTGCCGCTCTAGTGGGCAGGCGCTGATCGGCATGACCCGCAAAAAATTGAAAGCAAAGTGCGGCCTGGCATACCCCATCAACCGGACCACGACGGCGCGCGGTGTCCGTGAGCAGTGGGTTTACGGATACCCAGGGGTCGGCACTCTGCTCACGGTCTATCTGGTGGACGGCGTTGTGACTGCGGTGCAGGACTAGTGGTCTACGTCGAGGATGGGGTGGTGACGGCGGTGCAAGACCGATAAACGCTGAGGTTTTTGCGAGGGGGTGCAGAAACCTGTTTCACGGTCATATAGAGGATTGAGGGGTGTAGCTATGACGATGCTGAGGGACCGCCTCGACTTTGTGCTCAGTGACCGCCCAGCCGATACGGTCGACCAGATTGAGAAGGCCATACAAGATGCAGCCAGCGCGGCGAGGGTGTCGACGGAGCAAATATCTGTGCGTGGGGTCAGCGAGATCATCTTCGGCCTCGCAGCTGGCGGCCTTGATCGCGGCGACTTGAGGCAGGTCATGGAAAGCTTGCCGCTTGTGTCGGCGAGGCTGGAACGCCACTTTGGTGCGACGCCGCGCGAGATGTTGGCGCGTGGGGTGGTTTCGCGCAACGAATTGATTGAGGCGCTGACGGGGTAGCGGGAGATGGTGGGGGAATACGTTTGCGAGATTCATGGCCGGCGCGTTCTGGATGCGCCGCCCGAATGCCCGCACTGCGAGCCGTTGCCAAGCGCGACACTGCTCCGCGACGCCGCTGCCGAAAGCGGCGGAGTGTTTCGCGAGATAATCCGCAACGCCGTTGCTGGCGCCATCCCTGCGTCCCGAAAGGAATAGCGACCGTGCCGTGTCCAAAATGTGGAAAACTTCTGCTAGGCACGCGGCCGCAAATCAGACACCTTTCAGGCAGGGTCAGAAATTGCCTCTAACGAGCCGCCTCCGGGCGGCTTTTGCATTTCAGGCTCACCCAATTTCAGAACAGCTGCCCGGCCCGCTCGCAAGACGGCAGGCCGATCACCTTCAAAGCCTCAGGCCTTTTCCAAAAGCGGCAAAGCCTGATCAGCGGCCGGGTGGCACCCTTTCAACGGTAGCGTTGCCGAGTAGTCGGGTTTCGTGTGCGCACACCTCGATGGTTGAACGATTCATCCCGAGGGTACGCCCGGTCGATCCTAGGGGCTGGCCGGGCCTCTGAAGCGAACACCCTGGATACCGCCCCTCGGCGGTAAGCCTCAATGCCAGGGCTGCCATCGATGCCGACTACTTCGCAACGCGACTGACCGGAGGCCTGCGATGATCCTCAACGTCTCAAAGCGCCGCGGCCGCGCTCTCACGCTGGCCGGCAAGGCCGGGCTGGCATCGCTGCCGCTCTACGACCGCGAGCGCCGCGCACTCGTCATGGGCGGCCACGCTCAGCCCACAGAGGCAGATCGCGCCCGCATCGCAAGGGCAGAGGCCAAGCGGGCACGCAAGGCAGAGAAGCAGGCGAGGCTGGCATGAACGGATCGGACGCAATCCTGCTGATGCTATTCGCAGCAGCGGCGCTCGCGGGGACCGTGCGGGCCGAGCAGATCGCGGGGTTGTTCCAGTGACGGCCATCGTCGTGCAGTTCGGCGGGCATACCCGCCCGCTGCCGCCAAAGGCCCTGCTCGACGACGTGCCCGGGAAGTTCATCGCCGCCCCCGAGTTGTCGGACTGGTTCCGTGCCGTGTTCATCGAGGAAGGCGGGCCACTCTACAACACAGAGCACGAGCACCTGCAGGCGGCGTCCATCGGGGCGCTCTGGACAACGGCAGGCAACTCGCGCCACGGCCGCAGCATCATCGGCCAGGCAGAGTTGGGCGAGCCGAGGGGCATGGGTAAGTGGGCGCGAGCCCGTAGCCGGCAGCAGATCGTCGAGTGGTTCGGTGAGGAGCCGGACTTCATCATGACGATAGGTGCACACTACGCCGCCGAGTGCAGCGACATCGAGTTCTGCGCCCTCATCGAGCATGAGCTGATGCACATGGGGCAGGCCATCGACATGTTCGGGGCGCCGAAGTTCACCAAGAGCGGCAGGCCGGTGTTCTCGATGCGCGGCCATGACGTTGAGGAATTCGTCGGTGTCGTCGCCCGCTATGGCGCCACTGCAACCGGAACCGCTGCGCTCGTTGAGGCAGCAAACAAGGGACCAGAGATAGGGTCGGTTCGCATCGCTCAGGCGTGCGGAACATGCCAAGAACGGCGCGTTGCCTAGACAAGACCCTTCCTGACGATTGAATGGCAAAGGGAAAACTTCCAGAGGAAGCAAAAGCATACGTCGTTCGGGCGCTCGCGTGCTTTACCGATGCCTCTGAAATTCTGGAGGTCATCAGGAAGGATTACGGCGTTGAGATTGCCCGGCAATCGGTTGAGACGTATGACCCCACGAAGGCTGCCGGCGCCAAGCTTTCGAAGCAGTGGCGCGATCTGTTCGAAAGAACCCGCCAAGCGTTCATTGAGGATATCGATGGGATCGGCCTCGCGCACAAGGCGGTGCGGCTGCGCACATTGGAGCGCATGCGGGCCAAGGCCGAGAAGCAAGGCAACGTCGCGCTCGTGGTGCAGATCACGGTCGAGGCCGAGAAGATCGTCGGCGAGATCTACACGAACAAGCGCCAGCTGACCGGGGCGAACGGCAAGCCCTTGTTCCCGCCGAAGCCGATCACAGACGACATGAACCCGGCTGATGCCGCCGAGGCCTATGCAGCAAGCCGAGAAGCCCTCGACAACTGAGCTGCAATGGCCGCCGAACTACATCCGGGTTTGGAAGTGGCGGCAGCAGCAACTTGAAAGGTTCGCTCGCGACCCTGCGCACGTGATCGGTGCCAAGGAGTATTACCGCACGCGCCCGATAGAGTTCATTGGGGACTGGTGCGACACCTACGATCCGCGCAACGCTGGAGGCGATCTGCCGGCCCGGTTGCCGTTCGTGCTGTTCCCAAAGCAGCGCGAGCTCGTCACGTTCCTGATGGCCTGTCTCGACGACGAGGGGTCGGGGCTCGTCGAGAAGTGTCGAGACATGGGGGCGACGTGGCTTTGCTGCGCATTCTCGATTTGGCTGTGGCTGTTCTGGCCAGGCGTCGCCATCGGGTGGGGCTCGCGCAAAGAGCAACTTGTCGACAAGATCGGAGATCCCGACAGCATCTTTCAGAAGATGCGCGTGCTGCTCTTGGGGTTGCCGAAGGTCTTTTGGCCCGCGGGGCTCAGCCCCAAGGACCACATGACCTACATGAAGTTCATCAATCCGGAGAATGACGCGACGATCACGGGGGAGGCGGGCGACAACATCGGTCGCGGTGGCCGCAAGCGCATCTACTTCAAGGACGAAAGCGCGCACTATGAGCGGCCGGAACTGATCGAGGCGGCGCTTTCGGAAAACACGCGGGTGCAGATCGACATCTCGTCGGTCAATGGCATCGGCAACGTGTTCCACCGTCGGCGGGAAAGCGGCGTGGAGTGGCGGCCGGGCGCGACGATCAACAAGATCGCTGCCAACGTGTTCGTCATGGACTGGCGCGACCACCCGATGAAAAACCAGGCGTGGTACGATGCGCGCCACGAGAAGTTTAAGAACGAGGGCCTGCTTCACGTCTTTGCGCAAGAGGTCGACCGCAACTATGCGGCCTCGGTTGAGGGCGTCATCATCCCGGCCGAGTGGGTGCAGTCGGCGATCGACGCGGATAAGAAGCTGCGCTTTACCGATGACGGCGCCTGGATGGCCTCGCTCGATGTTGCTGACGGCGGGCTCGACAGCAATGCGCTATCCAAGCGCAAGGGCGTGATCCTGAAATACCTTGAGGAGTGGGGCGAGGTCGACACCGGGCAGACCACGCGCCGCGCTGTTGCGGCCTGCAATGAGCCGATGACCCTGCAGTATGACTGTATCGGCGTAGGCGCCGGCGTGAAGTCCGAGGCGAACCGGCTGAAGGCGGATCCCGAGACGGCGGCCAAGGTGAAGCACATCCGCTTCGTTCCATGGAATGCGGGCGCGGCCGTGATGAACCCTGATGACCGCATCATCAAGGGCGATAGGCAGTCGCCGCTCAACAAGGACTTTTTCGGGAACTTCAAGGCTCAGGCTTGGTGGTCAGGGCGGCGTCGGTTTGAGAAGACGCACCGGGCTGTAACCGAGGGCGTCCGCTATCCCGCGCACGAACTCATCAGCCTGCCGTCCGATTTGCCGCTCCTGCACAAGCTCGTCAAAGAGCTGAGCCAGCCGACGCGAGACTATGACGGGCGGATGCGCCTGATCGTCAACAAGACACCGGAGGGCACACGGTCGCCGAACCTGGCCGACTGCGTGATCTCAAACTACTTCCCCGCAAAGGCTGGCGCACTGCCGCTAGAGGATTGGGTGTGATGAAGACATTCGACACGCTCACAAACCTCGTGGCCAATCTCGGCGCGGGCAACGCCAAGACGCTGGCCGACAGCTTCGGCATGCGCTCGATCTCCGACCAGGAGCTTGAGGCCATGTACCGCGGCGACTGGATTAGCCGCAAGATCGTCGACCTTCCCGTCACCGACATGCTGCGCCCATGGCGCGCGTGGCAGGCGGAAAACGAGCAGATCGAGGGGATCGAGGACGCCGAGAGGCGGCACAAGGTTCGGCAAAAGCTGGCACTCGCCAAGGCGTGGGGGCGCCTCTACGGCGGCGCAGGCATGCTCATCGGGGCCGACACGTCGTCACCCGACAAAGAGCTGCGGGTGGAGAGCATCAAGCAGGGCGGGCTGCGCTACCTTACGGTGCTGCCGCGGCGCATGCTGCAGGTCCACGATATGGACTACGACCCGGAGTCGCCGTTCTTTGGCGAGCCGCAGTATTACTCGCTCTACACGCGCGCCGGCACCAGCATTCGAATTCACCCCTCGCGGGTGCTGCGGTTCATCGGCGTTCCGCGACCTGACATCGACCTCAATCCAGATGGATGGGGCGATAGCGTCCTGCAGGTCGTCTACGATGCAATCCATCATGCGGGTCTGACGTCGGGCGCCATTGCCGAGCTCGTGCATGAGGCGAAGGTCGATGTGATCCGCATGCATGAGTTGGGCGACAAGCTCGCGACGTCAGACGGAACGTCTCTCGTCACCAAGCGGTTTCAGGCCGCAAACATGCTCAAGAGCATCAACAACATGCTCTTGCTCGACAAGGAAGACGAGTGGGACAGGAAGCAGACGAGCTTCCAGGGCCTCTCCGACGTGCTGGTGAACTACCTGCAGATCGTCGCCGGCGCCGCCGACATCCCGGCAACGCGACTGCTCGGAACGGCACCGAAGGGCATGAACGCCACTGGCGACAGTGACATCCGCAACTATTACGACATGCTCGATGGGCAGCGCGAGGATACGCTGCGCCCCAAGCTGGAATTCCTTGACGAGATCCTCTGGCGCGATGCGATCGGCATGGTGCCCAAGGACGCCTATTTCACCTTCAACCCGCTGTGGCAGATGACGGCCAAAGAGAAGGCCGACCTTGCCAAGACCAAGGCGGAGACCACGCAGATCTACGCAAACTCAGGCCTCATCCCCGATGAGCCGTTGGCGCATGGCGTGACCAACATGCTGATCGAGGACGAGACCTATCCGGGCCTTGAGGCCGAAATCGAAAAGTACCTCGCGTCGGGCGGTCCTCTGGTTCCTGAGGAGGAGGAAGTCGATCCCGATGCTGACGTTCAACCTTCCGAAGATGACCCGGAAGGGGACACGGAAGCGGTCGATCGTATTGCGCCCCATCGATCCCTCACCGGCCCTGGATACGGATCTGCTCGTCATTCTGAACTCGCTCGTCAGATCGGTGATGAACTGGACGCGCGCAAACGTCGTGCCGGTTATCAGCGTAGAGCGGGAGGGTTTCCACGCCGAGGGGCGTGACGTCCCGGCTGCGATCGATGCTCAAAACATAGGATTTTCCTATGTTTCCGACGACGCCGGCGAAAATGCCCGCGCTATCATTGAGGAACTGAGGCGGCAAGCCGAGATCGCAGCCGCCGCGGCCGAGCAGCGCGCGCGCCAGGCGCTCACGCGCGAGGCGGGGCGCCACACACAGAAGTGGGTCGCATCGATCAAGGCTGGAACGCAGATCGACGTGTCGAGGCTGCTGAGCGATGACGATCTCGTCGAGTACCTGTCGCTGCGCAGCGAGGAATTCGTCGGGCTCATCAAGAACCTCACGGAGGATATGACCTACCGGATCAACCGGGAGGTGCTGGGCTCGATATTCGAGGGCCGCTCGAATGCCGACGTCGCCAAGGCGCTGCAGGAGATCGAGGGGATCGGGCGCAACCGGGCGCGGCTCATCGCGCGCGATCAGGCCTCAAAGCACAACGCGGCAATGAACCAGCTTCGCCAGCAACAGGCGGGCGTAACCCATTATCGCTGGGCTACGATCCTCGACGGGCGCGAGCGCGAGACGCACCGGGACAACGACGGCCGGGTGTTCAAGTGGGACGACCCGCCAACGGTTACGGGGCACCCGGGAGACGAGATCAACTGCCGGTGCAGGGCGTTGGCTGTGCTGGCAGATGAGGACAGGATACCCGACGAGCCGGAGCTTTTGGGTGGCACCACTGAGGTCGGGCCCGTTGATCCGGTTGTTCCGCCGCTTCCTCCAAACTCTCTTGCGGAGTGGAACGGGGGCATATCTTCGAGCCTTCGCGAGGCGGCCCAATCCCGCGGGGTTACGGCTGAGGCGCTTGTCGCTCAGCTTGATGACAAGCTGGCTCGCCTGACCGAGTCTTCGGCGCCATGGATGCGGGTCGGGCCTTATGAGCTAGAGAAAATATTGTCCGAGGGTCGCCTCAGGAATCAATTCGAGACGAATACGAGCAAGGGGTTTCTTGATCGGGATTTGCGCCTTAAGCACGAGCGCGGCTACCTGGGAGCCCCCGCCAGCATGGCTCGGGCGGATCATCCAAAGTATGGGTATTTGTCGGCCGACCCAAACGGCGTGCACGGCACTGTTGAGCACTATGGCGACATCGCCGTCCGGTTCAGGCCGTCGGTGCGTTCTCGGACGACATTTACAGGGGACGACAGTTTGTCCGGACTTGCCGACAGGTACAATCCGAGCCCGCTTAATGCTCCGTCGGTGCGGTCCCTTGCGTTGCGGCGACATGTTCCCAACCTGAATCGAAACATCAGGGATCTTCTGGGGGCGGGGTCCGTCGACGATCTCCCTCAGGTGTTTGGTGTGCCGTATGTTGAGGCGCAGTTTTGGGGCAGCCTAAACGTCCCCGATATTGAGGAGGTTGTGTTTCATAGGTCGCCAGCGAGGCGACTTCGGCGCCAACTGGAGACCCTTGGGATCCCGTTTAGAGTTGCCTCAGATTGAGGATGGATAATCCATGAAGGTGGTCGCGCAGGTGGGCAGCACATTCCTTGTCGCTACGGGCGGCACGGGCTCTAACGCGAGCGGCCGAATGGTCGACCTTGCGTCAGGAAAGGTTTACGGCGAGGTGGCGCTTGCATCCTTGGCGCTAAAAGGCGCCTGGGAGGAAGTCACAGACCATGAAGGTGCTGACGCTGCCTTGGCGCTCGCCCGAAAGGCGTCCACTAGGTAACGCAGCCGCGCCCAACTCTTGCAGCAATAGCCCCGCCACCGAGCGGGGTTTTTCTTTGAAAGGATCACCGCCATGGGCCTTACCGCCAAATTCACCGCCGCGATCTACGCCAGGCTGACCGGGTCGCCCGACTTCGGCAACAGCAGGTTTGAATATCCGGGTCAGGCTGGCGTAGACATTTCGAACGGCACTGGCGACAACCAGGCCGATCTGCTGTTCGTCGACACCCGCACGATTGCCGCGTCATCCAACGATGACCTCGATCTCGCCGGCGGCTCGCTTTCTGACCCGCTCGGCAATGCGCTCACCTTCGCAACCGTCAAGGCCATTCTCGTGAAGGCTGCAGCCGGCAACACGAACGATGTTGTCGTGGGCGGCGAGGATTCCGCAGCATTCGTCGGCCCGTTTGGGGGCACGGACGAGACGATTTCCATTCCGCCGGGCGGCTCGTGCCTGCTGACTGCGCCGGTTGATGGCTGGGCCGTGACCGCTACGGCGGCCGACATTCTGCGCATCGCCAACAGCGCGGGCGGCACGGGCGTCGACTACGACATCATGATCGTGGGCACCAGCGCCTAATAGGCCGATGCCTGACACCGCAGAAGTCGAAACGCGGCCCAACGGCTTGCTTGTCACGATTGACGTGTTCGGGCTGCCTTGGGTGTCCCGTGACGGCGGGCGGACCTGGGAAGCGCCGCGGCCGGATGAGCTGATCGGGAGGGTGGCATGAGCGCATGGCGTGAATTCATGGCCGGCTTCTCTCGTGGCTGGGCCAAGTCAAGGCCTTGGCGGCCACTCGCTGCTGTCGTCTCGGCGGTTCGGCGCTGGCTCGGTCGGGCGTCGAGCTAGCCCATGCCCACAATCTGCGCCGAGGCGCGCCCGGAGAAAGCTCGCCGGGTGATGGTCCTGCATGCCGACGAGCAGACGCAAGAGCGCCTGCGGGTGTGGGCGACAGATCGCGGGTTCGATCTCGGCTGGAATTACGACGGATGGCCGATCGATCCGCAGTGGTTCCGCTTCCACGTCACGCTGCTCGCCACCAAGAACGAGGTCGAGATCGAGGATCGCTGGCAGCCCGTCGGGCCGGTGATGGTGAGCCCGGCGGGCTTCGCGGTGCTGGGTGCTGACCGCCGGGTGCCGGTCCTTGCCCTGGAGCAGAACGCCAAGCTGACCGCCATGCGGCAGTTCTTCATCGAGACGTTCGGGGCCGAGCCGACATTCGACGAGTACATCCCGCATATCTCGCTTTCCTACAAATGGGACGGCGTGCCGGACCTGTCGCAGATGGAGCCGCCGCCGTTCGATCTGACGTTTGACGCCCTTGTCGTGGCGCTGCTCGACGACAAGCCGGCGAAGCCCAAAGACGCCGCCATGGAGACCCTGCCGATGCTCTTTGCCGACACGCTGGAGATCACCGGCACGCGCCGCTCCAAGGATGGATATCTCGTCGCCGACTGCCGCGCCGCGCGCTCCGGCATTCAGCAGTACGCCGGCGCAGAGGTAGGACGGCCGGACCTGCAGACGGTCCACGTCTATCGCCCGCCTGAGGAAGTCTTCAAGGCGGACAGCCTCGCCAGCTACGGCCACAAGCCCGTGACGCTCGATCATCCGATGGAGGGCGTCACGGCGGACAACTGGAAGCAGATCGCAGTCGGCAACGTCGGGGGTGACGTGGTGCGCGATGGGGGCTTTGTGCGCGTCCCCCTCATCGTGATGGACGCTCAAGCCATCGCCGCGGTCGAGAACGGAAAGCGCGAGCTGTCCATGGGCTACGAGTGCCGCCTCGAATTCGTCGACGGCGTGACGCCTGAGGGCGAAAGCTACCAGGCCGTGCAGCGCGACATCCGCATCAATCACGCGGCCATCGTTGAGCGCGGCCGCGCAGGTCCACAGTGCCGCATCGGGGACAAGGGCAAGCCCGATGACCGTGAGCGTCAGCCCGTCACCAAGGGAAATGACACCATGAACCTCCGCAAGATTGTGGTGGACGGTCTGACGATCGAAACCACCGACCAGGGCATCGAGGCGATCAACAAGCTCAATGCCCAGATCGCCGACAATGACAAGGCCGTCGCCGACGCCAAGAAGGCGCTGGAGGACGCGACCGAGGGCGTCAAGAAGCTCAAGGCGGACCACGCCAAGGAACTCGACGAACTCAAGAAGCAGATCCCGACGGCCGATCAGCTTGAGGAGATGCTCGGCAAGCGCGGCGATCTCGTGGACGCTGCCAAGAAGCTGCTGCCCGACTACGACTGCAAGGGCAAGGCAGCGGCGGACATCCGCAAGGCCTGTGTCGAGAAGCATCTCGGCGACGCGGCGGTAAAGGATCGCTCCGACGACTACATCGCCGCGCAGTTCGATGCGCTGGTGAGCTTCGCCGCCAACGGCAGCGGCTCGGTCGATCCGGTGCGCGATGCGCTCAAGGGTGGCGTCGTCAAGCCGAGCGACGCGCGCGCCAAGCACCTCGCCGATCAGGCAAAGGCCTGGATGGCCTAACGGCCGTCAGGCATTCCCCGCAACTCATCCAGGAGACACTGAGCCATGAGCGTTCAGCCCAATTACAACGCGACCCTCGACGAAGGCTATGAGGGGCAGATCGCCGACACGCGCCTTTCGGACGTCGTGTCCCGCGTCTGCGAGCCGGCCTCGATCGGGTTCGGCAAGGCCGTGATCCGCGGCACCGATCCCAAGCAGGTCAAGCTCGGTGCCGCCGGCGAGTTCATCGGCATCACCGTGCGCGACATCGCGCTGCCCGCCGCCAACTCCGACGTCTACACGCAGTATGACAACGTGGGCGTCATGGTGAAGGGCTCGATGTTCGTGACCGCTGCTGCTGCGGTGACGTTCGGCGACCCCGTGTACCGCACGCCCACCGGCACGCTCACCAACGTTCCCGGCACGCGCACCGCCACGTTCGGCACGCCCGTCGGTGACGGCAACGGCACGCTGAGCGCCATCGTCGTCGACGCCACCACGCCGCCGAAGGCCGGCACCTACACGGTGCACTTCTTCGAGGCCGAAACCGACCTCGGCGACTTCGAGGTCATCCGCGACGCCGATGGTGCTGTGGTCGGCGTCGGCAAGGTCGGCACCGCCTTCGACAACGGCGGCCTCGGCTTCACCATCGGCGACAGCTCCACCGATTGGGCGCTCGGGACCACCATCCCGATCACCGTCGTGGGGGGCAACACGCTGATCGAGGGCGCTACCTGGGAGCAGTCTGCCTCTCAGAACGCCATCGCCAAGATCCGCCTCAACTAAATCCGCCGAGCACACCGTTAGGCGCTGACAGAAAGGACTTCACGCCATGCTGAATAACCAGCAGCTCAACGACGCTCAGGCGGCTTTGGGCTTTCTCATCTCCCAGACCGCGCACATCGAGAGCCAGGTCTGGGAAAAGAAGTATCCCGACATCACCTACCCGCAGTTCGTGCCGGTCGACAACTCGGCGCACCCGTGGGCGAAGTCGGTCACGTACTATTCGAGCGACAAGGCCGGCAAGGCGGACCTGCTGCACCACCGCGGCCAGGACTTCCCGCTGGTCAGCGTCAATCGGACCAAGCACGAGACCGAGGTCACGATGGGTGGCATCGGTTACGACTACGACCTTGAGGAGATCAACCAGGCGCGCATGCTTGGCATCAACCTCACGGCCGATGAGGCATCGGCTGCTCGCCGCGCCTACGAGGAGTATTGCGAGCAGGTCGCCTACACGGGCGACGATCGCGTCGGGTTCACCGGTCTGCTCAACAACGCCTCGGTCTCGGCCGCCTCCGTGGCCGATCCTGACGATGAGGGCGTCGACACGACCTGGGAAACCAAGTCGGCAGACTACATCCTCACCGACATCAACGCCGCGATCACCGGCATCTGGACGGCATCCAAGACAGTCGAGCTTTCCGACACGATCTTGCTGCCGCTCACCTCGCTGGCGCTGATCAACAACAAGCGGCTCGACACGTCGCTTGAGACGACGGTGCTGGATTACGTGAAGCGCACCAACATCTACACGATGCAGACGGGGCAGCCGATCAAGATCATGGGCCTGCGTCAGCTGGAGACGGCCGGCGAGAGCAGCGCCAAGCGCATGGTCACCTACAAGCGCGACCCGGAAGTCGTGAAGATGCACATTCCGAAGCCGCTGGAGTTCCTGCCGCCGCAGCAGCAGCTCCTGCGCTTCATCGTGCCGGGCATTTTCCGTCTCGGCGGCGTCGACATCCGCCGCCCGGGCGCCGTTCGCTACTCCGACGGCATCTAAGGCCAACCGAGACGGGCAACTTTTCGGAAACACCGAAAGGTTGCCCCTCGATCATCGCAACAGGAGACCGAACGCATGCAGATCATCAACAAGGCCAAGGGGCCGCGCATCATGCCCGACGGCACCGAGACCGTGCCGGGCGCCATCGCCTCCGTGGCGGATGAGCTTTGGGAGAAGTGGAAGGTGGGCAACAAGGTGGTGCAGGGCTGGCTCAAGTCCGGCGCGATCGAGGAGGTCGCGGGCTCGGTTGTGGTTGCGCCGATCGTTGCCGCCGATGCTGCCAAGTCCGGCATCGTTGCGGCCGTGAGCGCCGCCAGCAAGCCGCCGGCCGCAAAGACCGCCGAGGCGAAGCCGGAGCCCAAGCCCGACGAAAAGCCGAAGGCGGCGACCAAGAAGGCCAACGCCTGATGAGCTACGACGTCCCGTCCGCTGCCGACTTCAAAGAGCGTCATCCGACGTTCGCCTCGGTGGCGGACGCGACGGTGACGTTGATGCTCGCCGAGGCCTCGCGATCTGTTTCGACCGAGTGGAGCGAGGCGGACTATGGCGATGCCATCCTGTACTTGGCAGCCCATCTGATCGCCGAGGAGCAATCCGGCGGCGGTCTCAAGGCGGCCTCCAAGGTCGGCCCCATCGCCAGCGTGAAGGCTGACACCGTGTCGATCAGCTACGCCAAGGCCACATCTGAGGGTGACGCCAGCCTCAACGCCACGATCTACGGCCGACGCTTCCTTGCGCTGCGCCGCCGCAATTCTCCCGGGGTTCTCGTCGTATGACGCTGCTTGCCGAGATCGGCGAGGCGCTGCGCGATGCGTTCTCCGATGACGTCTTCACGCCGGCAGCCCTACACGTCGGGACCGCCACCATCGGCGAGTTCGGTGAGACCACGATGACGTGGGTTGACCACGACGGCGCCGGCTTCATCTCGCGATGGGATGCAGAGACCATGGCGGCCCGTGGCTACGACGCGAACACCGCCAAGGTGGTGCTGGTGCAGTCGACCACGCTGCCCAAGCCCAAGCTGGGCGATGAGGTGACGGCAACGCGGCCGATCACGCTGGAAACGGAGCGCTACCGCGTCACCGACGTGTCGAGCGATCCGGCTGATGCGACGTGGCAGGTGGCGGGGGTGAAGCTCTGATGGCGCCCCCGAAATTCACCAACGTGCGCCAGCTCAATGAGAAGCTCGGCCGCATCAGCAATCGCACGCGCGATGAGGTCAAGCGCGCACTGCGCCGGGGCGCGTTGGCGATCGAGAACACGGCTGTGGAGGGCATCATCAGCCCGCCCAAGACGGGGCGCGTCTACAAGTCGAAGCACCGCAAGGGCGCTACGCACCAGGCCTCGGCGCCGGGTGAGTACCCGGCGGCAGACAGCGGCGAGCTGCACCAGTCGATCACGCACACGGATGCCTCGGGTGGCGATCGTCTGCGCTACGAGATCGGAACCAACACGCCGCACGGCACCTACCTTGAGCTCGGCACATCCAAGATGGCGCCGCGCCCGTTCATGGGGCCGTCCTACGACAAGAACGAGGGCAAGGTGAAGGGCGACGTCCGTGCTGCTGTCCGCCGCGGAGCGCGCTCGCGCTGATGGTCGCCTTTCGCTTCGACCGCGAATTCCGCCATTGGGTGCGCAAGGCGCGGGCCAACTGTGTCCTATGCAAGGCAATGCACCTGATCATCTACCGGCCGGGGACGACCGAGGTTGACGAGGAAACGGCCGCTGCCGCCGCTCAGGCGGGGGTAGGAGCGCCGCTTGAGAATTTCGGGGGGCAAGGCACCCCATGAGCAAGGACGCCACGCTCGCGCTCTATAAGGCCGTCCGCGCCGCCTTGATCGCAGACGCCGAGATCGCCTCGCATGTCGGCACGCGGGTGAGCACCGATTGGGGCGCCAGCCTGGAGCCGCCTTGCATCCGGCTTTCGTCCCGGGTCGTTCGCCAGTTTGAGGACGACTGCGGCGATGGCTCGGAATACGCGATCAACGTGCATGTGTTCGCGCAGGAGAGCGGGCCGGTGATTTCACAGCAGATCGCCGCCCGCGTGCGCGAGGTGCTGCAGGACAATGAGCTTGCCGTCGACGGGGCCGACCTGTGGTGGTTCGACTACGACAACACGCTGCCGTCACAAGACCCCGATGACCCGACTTTGAGAATGGCCGTTGTTGCGTTCCGGGCCGTTACGACCACCTGAGCTAGGAGAACGCCGCCATGGCCAAGCCGACGACTGGAACCATCTCGAAACTGCAGATCCTCGTAGGCGACGGGGGCAGCCCCGAAACCTTCGCGATCACGTGCGGCCTTACCACCAAGGGTGTGCAGCGCACGGCGCAAACCAACTCGACCCCGGTGCCCGACTGCGCCGATGAGGACGCGCCGGCTTATGAGGAGAAGGCCGTCAACACACTGTCGGTGACCATCTCCGGCTCCGGTGTTTGGGCGGCTGAGAACCATGGCGTGTTCATGGACTGGTTCTATTCCGGTCTGGAGAAGAACGTGAAGGTGCGCCACCTCAACGCCGCGCCTGGGACGCCTGAGTACGAGGAAGGCCCCGCCCTACTCACGCAGCTCAACAACGCGGTGAACCGCGGTGAGAAAATCTCGGCCGACATCACCATTGAAATGAGCGCCATGCCGACGCTGGTGAACGCCGCCTGATGACCAACCTCAAGGCCGAGGCAACGACCGAGTGGGCGGATGGGACTTACACCTTCCGCCTGCCGGTCGATCAGGTGCTTGAGCTTGAAGCCAAGTGCGATGCGCCGATCACCGTCATCGGCTATCGCCTGGACTCCGGCACCTACTCGCTCAAGGACGTGCGCGAGACGATCCGGCTCGGCCTGATCGGCGGCGGAAAGACGCCGGTCGAGGCGGTGAAGCTGGTTAAGCAGTACGTCGATGCCCGCCCCATCGCAGAAAGCTGGCCCATTGCTCGCGTCGTCGTGGGGGCGGCGCTGTACGGGTTTTCCGAGGCACCCCTCGGCGAGGGCGATGATGAGGGAAAACCGCAGGCGGCGCCGACGGAGGACAGCCAAAGCGCCTCGACGCCGCCACCGTCTACGCCAATGCCGCACTCATACCGTCCCTCTCGGTTGAGAGCCTTGGTCGAATCTCGCTTTGGCAATACGCAGCAGCCGTAAGCGGCTGGAACCAAGCCCACAAGACGGAAGACGACGCCCCGCCGGCCATGTCCGATGCGGAGTTCGATGAGATCGCGAGCATGCCATGGCCTCAGAAGTCGAACGCCTGATCGTTGCGCTCGATGCGAACATCGAGCCGTACCGGCGCAAGCTGCGCCAGTCGCAGGCGGAGACCAACACCCGCCTGCGCGGTGTCGAGCAGCGCTATGGCGCGGCCACGGCGAAGATCGGCAAGCAGTCCGACGTCATGGGCAGCAAGATGACCCGCGCCTTTCGGGGTGCGGCGACGTCGGCCACGCTCATCCACGGCCCGCTGTCGGGCATTGGCTCGCGCGTGACGGCGATCTCCGGCTCGATCAGCCGCGGCAACGTGGCGTGGGCCGGCTTTGCCGTGGTGCTCGGCGGCGTCACCTACACGGCCTACCAGGCGCTTGAGGCGTTTCAGAAGTTCGAAACGCAATCGCTCGTGCTGGAGCAGGTCCTGCGCGCCACCGGTACGGCATCAGGCAAGACGGCTGAGGACCTGGAGCGGCTGGCACAGTCGATCGCGCTCAACACGCTGGCGTCGACCGAGGGTGTGCGCGCAGCCGCCGCGCAGCTTCTCACGTTCCGCTCGATCTCCGGCGAGGCCTTCGACCGCACCTTGAGCCTTGCGCAGGATCTCGCGGCTGTCGGGTTCGGCTCTATTCAGCAGGCCTCCGTGCAGCTCGGCAAGGCGCTTGAAGACCCGGTGCAGGGCCTCGCATCCCTTCGCCGCGTCGGTGTCTCGTTCTCGGAATCGCAAAAGCAGGTCATCAAGTCTCTGCTCGAAACCGGCAAGACGGCAGCGGCGCAGGAGAAGATCCTCGACGCCATCGAGAAGCAGGTCGGCGGCGCGGGCGCCTCGGCGGCCGGCGGGCTTGCCGGTGCCTACGACACGCTTTCGCAAGCCACCGACAACCTGCTCGTGAAGTGGGGCGAGCAGATCGCAGAGGCGATCAACCTCAAGGCCTCGATCCTCGGCGTGGCGGATGCCTTCAAGGCCCTGCAGGATGCCACGACGACTACGGACCCCTCGCAGGAGCGCCTCAACGAGATCAATGAGAAGGTCGCGCGGTTGCGCGCGCTGATCCCGAACTCCGGCCGCGCGCGTGTTGCGATGGAGCAGGAACTACGCGAGCTGCTCGCCGAGCGCGCCACGCTGCAGATCTATCTCATCGGCTTGCAGGCGAAAGAGGAGGCGGCCGCCCGGAAGGGCGTGGAGGCGCAGAAGCAACTGGACCGCGAGCGGGCCGAGGGCGTCCGCGACGTACTCAGGGAGGAGGAGAAAAAGTCCGGCATCCTCAAGATCCAGCGCCGCATCATCGAGCAGCTCGGAAAGGCTGGCGTCGACGCCGAAAGCGCAATCGGGAAGGAGATCGTAAACACGATCCATGCCATCGAGCGCGCCGATCTTGCGCTAAAGAACCGCCTCGCCACGCAGGCGCAGCTTGCCGAAACGCAGGCGCAGATCGACAGCCTCGGCCGCAGCGATCAGGAGGCCGCCTATAGGTTAGCGCTCGAAGGCCGATTGAACGAGGCGCGCGCCGCCGGCATCGAGCTGACCAAAGAGGACATCGCGCTGATCGAGCAGCAGACGGCCGCCATCACCAAGGCGGAGGCCGAGCGCGAGGCCCTGTTCAAGGCCTATGAGGAAGTCGCAAGCCAGAGCAAGGAAACCCTCGGCCAGTTCATCAAGGACATGAAGGACGGCACCAGCGCAACCGAGGCGCTGGGCAACGCGCTGGACGGCATCGCCAACAAGCTCATCGACATGGCGACCAACGATCTCGTGGAGATCGCGCTCGGCGGGATTACGGGGCGTGGTGGCAACCCCACGAGCGGCGGTTTCGGCGCAGCGGTTGGCGAGATCTTGGGCCTCGCCGGCGGCGGCATGGTGCAAGGGCCAGGAACCGGAACCTCAGACAGCATCCCGGCCCGCCTCTCTGATGGCGAGTACGTCGTCAATGCGGATGCGACACGCAAGTACCAACCCCTCTTGGAGGCAATCAATGCGGGCAAGGTGCCGGGCTTTGCCGCCGGTGGACCGGTCAACGTGCCCAACGTCTCAATTCCTGCCGTGGCGACACCGTCGCAGCCGGTCAGCGTGACGGTTGCCCCGGTCTTCAATGTCGAGAATGGCACTCCCGAGGGCGTCGACAAGATGCAATCGGAGGTGACGCCGAGGATCCGCCAGATCGTGCAGACCGAGGTGGTGCAACTGTTTGAGCGCAAGTCGCGCTTTGCCAAGACGGGCATCTGATGGCGCTATCGTTCCCCAGGGCCTTCCCGCTGGATGGCTGCTTCACAGACGATTGCACGTTCGACCTCGACCGCCCGCAGAGCCACAGCCCCACCGGTGGCGGCTCGCCGGACGTCGCCGAGATCGGCCCGCCGCTTTGGGTCGGAGAATGGCGCACGCGCCCGCTGTCGCGCGCCGAGTATGCCGAGTGGGATGCCTGGCTGACGTCGCTGCGCGGCGGGCTAAGGCTGTTCAAGGGCCGCCCTAACAGGCAGCGCTGGCCGCTCGCCTACCCGCGCGGGTTCGCCGGCCTCACGGTCGATAGCAATCCGTTCTCAGGCTCCGGCAACCTCGACAGCATCGGGGCGGGTCGTGACACGGTGACGATCGGCGACCTGCCGGCGAGCTTCGTTCTTGCGGCTGGCGACTGGTTCTCGATCCCGGGCGCCTCGCGGCAGCACCTTCACAGGATTGTCGAGGGGGGCACCGCATCGGGGCTAGGCGTCGTCACCGTGACCTGCGAGCCGATCATACGGCCCGGCATCACAGCTGACATCGCCGTGCTGCTCGATGCCCCCTATTGCGAGATGAACATGCCGGAGCGGCACAGGGCCATCCGTCATCCGGTGAAGGGCGGGCAGATCAGCTTCAAAGGCCAACAGGTCCTCATCTGATGCTGACGCTCCCCTCGCAAGTCATCGACCTGCTGAACAGCGGGCGCTTCTCGCTGCGCTGGCTGGTGCGGTTCGATCTGGACGGCGGGGCGGAGGGGCTGTGGAACGATACCTATGCGGTCGAGGTGGATAGCGTCACGTACAATCCGACTGCCGGGAATATGACGCTGGATGCGCTCGACGTGTCCTCAGCGCTTGACGCCGATCAGCTTCGCATCACGCTTTCGGGGTTGCAGCCGTCGATCACGAGCATCCTTGGCGGTGTCGACTGGCACCAGCGGCCGGTGACGGTCTACCTGGCGTTCCTGACCGATGCCGGCGCCATCCTGCATTACATTCCGCGGTTTTCCGGGTTCCTCGACAGCCTCGTCATTCAGGACAGCGCGGACGGGCTGGCGACGATCGAGGCCATGATCGAGAGCAACAACCGCGAGCTCAACCGCTCCAGCGGCCGGGTGCGGTCGGATGCCGATCAGCGCTCCGTGTCGTCCGGGGACGGGTTCTTCAAATACGCAACCGCGGCAAATACCGATGTCGAAATCGCCTGGGGCCGCAAGGGGCCACAGTATCCTGTCCGCCCCAAATAGGCGCACCCGCCCCGCCGATTGGCCCAAGCGCCTGCGCGGCGTGATCGCGCGCCACCGGGCGGCGCCGTTCGCTTGGGGCGACAGCGACTGCGCCATGCTGTTCGCCGAAGCCGTCGAGGCCATGACCGGATACAACCCGATTGCCGACGGCGGGACCTACACGACGCGCATAGGGGCCTTGCGAGGGCTCAAGAAGCTCGGATTTGACAGCGTGCTCGATCTTGTCGCGGCTAGGTTTGTCGAGATCCCGCCGGCGCACGCGATGCGGGGCGATCTGGGGTTCGTCGCCGAGGTCGACCCACTGTCAAGCCCGGCCGTGATTGACGGGGCGGTGGCGCATTCCAAGCGCGATGATGTGGGGCACGTTCTTGTCCCGCGCGGTCATATCGTTAGGGCCTTCGCCGTCTAATGGGGTTCATCGTCCCGGCCATCGCGGCCGCGATCGGCCTCGGCACGGTCGGAACCGCAGTCCTGCAGATCGGGGCCGCAATCGGTCTCGGCTTCCTTGCTCGCAAGCTGGCGCCGAAGCCGAAGGCCGCCGCATCTGCGGCGCGCGAGCGCGGGCGGCTGCTGCAGCTTGAGATCGACACCAACGCGGCCCGCAAGGTCATCTTCGGGCGCGCCGCAACGGCCGGCAGTCTCGTCTACTGGCAGACTACGGGGACCGACAACCGGCTCCTGCAGATGGTCATCGCGATCGCGGACCATGAATGCGAGGGGTTGGTCGAGCTTTGGGTCGACGGCAAGCTGAGGGAGTGGAATTCCGAGACGGGCGTGGTCGCCGGCTATGACGGCAAGCTCAAGGTCCGGTTTTACAACGGGACCGCCGACCAGACCGTCGACACGGCCGTGCGTGACGCCTCGGGCGGACGCTGGACGGACGACGAGACGGGCGCCAACGTCTGCTATGCCGTCGTCGAGGCCACCGCCGATGATGCGGTGTTCCCCGGCGGCATTCCGCAGATCGTCTTCGTGGTCGATGGGGCCAAGCTCTACGACCCGCGCCTCGACGATACGGTCGGCGGCGACGGCGATCACCGGTGGGACGATCAGTCGACGTGGGAGTTTTCGGACAACTCGGCCGTAGCGATCTACAACGTATTGCGTGGGTTCTCGGCCGGCGGAAAGCATCTGCTCGGCCTGAATGCTCCTGCAGACGCGGTGCGGTTATCGGACTTCGAGGCCGCAGCCAACGCCTGCGATGAGGATGTGGGGCTCGGCGGGGGCGGCACGGAAAAGCGCTACCGCTGCGGGTACGTTGCGGAGGTCTCGGGACTTCCTAACCGCGAGACGCTTGAGGCCCTGATCGCCTCCATGGCCGGCGACGTGATCTGCTCCGGCGGCATTTACCGCATCATGGCGGGCGTTGCGCGGTCACCCGTTGCCACGCTCACCGACGACGACTTGATCATCGACGAGCCGTGGTCGTCGGAGCCGCGCCGGCCGCGCAGCGAGCTGACCAACGCCGTAATGGGGTCGTTTGCCGACCCGGAGCGGTCATACAACATTGTCCCCCTGCCGCCGCGCACGTCGAGCGCTGACGAGGCGACGGACGGCGGTATAAGGCTCGCGCAGGCACTCGACCTGCCGGCGGTGACGTCGCGCACGCAAGGCCAGCGGATCATGGAGATCGCCCGCAAGAGGGCACGACGTCAGATTCGGGCGCGGGGCACGCTCAGGGCGCGGTGGTTCGCGCTGGAGCCGGGCGATTGGGTGACATTCACGTCGACGCGGCGCGGCTATGACGGGGTGGTGTTCGAGATCGACAGTGCGCGGGCCGAGCCGACGCTGAAGTCGACCGTCTCCCTGTCGGAGACCGACGACGGCATTGACGATTGGAATGGAGCAGAGGACGAGCTCGACGACGAGACGGCCTCGGACCTCGCGGCGGCGGGGCCGACGCTCAACTCGGTTTCGGGGTTCAATCTGACGGCCATCACGGTTGCGGGCGACGGCGATGCGCAGATGCCGGGCCTGCGCGCGACGTGGACGGCGATCACCGATCCCACCGTCGTGGCGATCCGCATCGAGTACCGCAAGCAGGGCGACACGGTGGCGCTGGAGCGACGCGTTGAGGACCCGTCTGCCGGGCAATACAGCTGGATCGAGGGTATTCAGGGCGGGCTTGTCTACGAGGCGCGCGCGATCCCCGTCACGCAGCCGCAGCGCAGTGTCGAGTGGACAAGCTGGGATGCGGCCGGCGGCAACACGGCGACACTGAAGGTTGACGCCGCAGTTGCCTCTGAGGTGGCGCCGGAGAGCATCGGAGCGGACGAACTCGACGCGCAGACACTGTTTGAGCTGCGCCTGGCGACGGCGATTGCCTCGGTTCAGGGCTCGGTTGCCGAACAGCTGGGGGCGGCGTTTGGTTGGGCGCAGGACGTCGGCGAGGCGGCGCTTTCGGCCCTTGTGGACGGACAGAACAACAGCGCGCAGATCCTCACCGAGCGCACGGAGAGGGTCACGGCAACCTCGGCGCTCGCGCAGCAGATCACGACGGCGATCACTGCCATCAACGGCAACACGGCCTCGATTTCGGAGATCATCGAGAGCGTCGATGGCCTGAGCGCACAATGGGGCGTGGCCATCAACATCAACGGCGAGGTAGTGGGACTCGTTCGCTTGGATGGCGACGCCGATGCATCACAGTTCACCGTGGTGGCAAACAAGTTCTCGATCGCCCATCCCGACGTTGGGGGAGGGACGCCGGTTCCGGTGTTCACCGTTGGTGACGTCGGCGGGGAGACCAAGGCCTATATCGCCGGCGAGTTGATTGCGGACGCGATTACCGCAGGCGACGTGAGCGTTGAGACGTTGTCGGCGATCTCGGCCAACCTCGGCGAGGTGACGGCCGGGCTCCTGAGATCCGACGATAACCTGTTCCGCATCGACCTCGACAACAAGACCATTGTGATCGAGACGTCTGACGAATGACGACGCTGCGCTTCAAGGCTGACGGGTCCGACGGTCGCGTCGCGATATACACGGGCGCAGACGATGACCCGTTCGACGAGCCGCTCGACAACCTGTCGCGCGTCTTGTTCCACTCGGAGCTGCTCTATCCCGCAATCATCAGCGAGCAGTCCGGCACGCTCAACCTGCCGTCCCGGGGGGCGAACTCGGAAACGGTCGCGTCGCATACTCTTTTCGCGCACGGCCAATCGGGGACGCCTCTCGTCATTGGCTACGCCACGCTAGACAGCACTCGGGTGCCCCTGGCGGGATCGGTGCCGGTCCAGTTCAATGCTCGTGGGTGGGCGCGCTGGATCGCCCTTGGCGCCGACGGGACAAACGTCAAAATGGCCGAGAGCTGTTTCACGCAACTTGGCAGCGGCTTTGGGGGCATCAGCGTTCCGTGGGTCGCATACGTCTTGGATGTGACAATCTGATGCCAACCGAACGCCTCTACATCGACACCCTGACGTTTCGGGCGGGCCCCTTCGATTCCACCAAGCGCTACCTCCGGGCCGGCGCCTCGGCGTCCACCTTCCCGCTTGTCCGCGGCAAGACGGTCAACGTGAGCCTGGTGAACCAAGGCAGCTACATCATCGTTGCCCTTCGCTATGGCGTCGCCGGGTACACAAGGACCACCAACTACAGCGTCGGCGGAACGACGCCGGGATCGAGCGTTCCGGTGAATGGTGGAAGCTTCAACGCAAACTATTCGCTCGTCACGACCTGACCCGATGGCTACGGAGATCGCCTCGGGGCGAATGACGATCGTCGACAACACCGTGGACCCGGCCGAGGTCAGGTTCGATAGTGACGAGGGGTTGTTCACCTGCACCGATCTTGTCTCTGGGGAGATTACGCGCCCGGCGTATACGGCTTTCACCGACAGCGGCGGCAACCACACCATCAACATCGACGCCAACCACGCGCTGGCGTCGGTGAATTCCAACGCCGATATCGTTCTTGGTGGGATGGCTGTGACAACCTTCGGCGGAAGCCAAGGCATCACAGGGCTTGGCCACTTCAATGCTGGTGGCACCTACGTCCATTTCCAGGACGGCGGGCGGAGCTTCTCGACGGGCGCGCAGGTCAATGAGGATGTGACGAACATCGCCGCGTACACGTTCTTTGCTAGCGGCGGCACGCTCTACCTGAATGAGCGAGTCTACTTGTCGACGAACGCGATTGCGGCGGATGTCACGGTATCGCTGACGCTCCTGTCGGTGCGCTTCAACTACAAGCTTTTTGTTGGCCTTCTGGTCTAGATCGGGGGACACATGGCAGTCTGGTATCGAGAGGGCACGGCCTCGGTCGATAACGCGTCGACGTCAGTCACGGGCAGCGCGACGGGGTGGAACAACCAGGCCAAAGAGGGCGACGGAATAACCTTCGACGGTGGCGCGACGTGGTATGAGATCGCCTCGGTCGAGGGAAACACCGCTCTCACGCTGGCCACAGCGTTCGCCGAAAGCACCGTCACCGACGGGGCGTATGCTATCGACCGGCGCAGCCCAAAGTGGGCCCTTGCGTCTGATCTGGCGACACGCGTTGCTGCGCTCCTGGCGAGCATCACGACGCTGATTTTGACATCCGGCGCGCCCGATGACGGCATCGGCAATGACGGCGCCATCGCTTTCGACGCTGGCGCGCAGGTGTTCTATTTCAAGGCAGAGGGCGCATGGGGCGAGGCCGTGACGCTTCAGGGGCCGCAGGGAGACCCAGGCGAAACGGGGGACCCAGGCGCCGACGGTGACACCGGGTGGTCGCCGGTCTTGGCCATCGCGAACGACAGCGAGCGCCGTGTTTTGCAGGTCTCGGATTGGGTCGGTGGCGAGGGCACCAAGCCGGCAACGGGGGACTATATCGGTGCGTCTGGCCTGACATCAACCATCGGAGATGCGGTTGACGTTCGTGGGCCGGCCGGCGCCGACGGCGCAGGGGTAACGGGCGGTGTTCTTGAATTAACGGAGCTGTCCAGCGACCCCGCAACACCAAGCGCCGGTTATGTAAAAATCTTCGCAAAGAACGACGATAAGCGATACACGATCAACGCCGCTGGCACGGTTGAAGAAATAGGCGCCGGGGGCGGCAGTGGCGGGCGTGAAGTCCTGACCGGAAACCGCACTTACTACGTTCGGTCGGACGGATCAGACAGTAATGACGGGCTAGCAGACACCCCAGGCGGCGCATTCGCGACGCGGCAGCATGCGTGGGACGTGATCGTACAGTCGCTCGATCTAGGTGGGTACCAAGTGACCGTGCAATGCGGGCCTAGCTCTGATCCTACAGGTTCGACGCTGATGGACCAATCGCCCATCGGCGGGCGGGTTGTGTTCACTGGGGATACGACGACACCTTCAAATTGTACAATTTCGTCAACTGCTGACTGCTTTAAGCTAACCGCATCTGCACAAGTTAAGATTGAGGGTTTTTCACTCGCAAGCTCGGCTAATGGCGTTTATGCGGTAGGCGCGGGCGCGAGCGTAGAGATCGGCAATAATTCCTACGGAGCATGCACGGGATTTCACCTTCGTGCCGACGATCAGGCCTATATCGCCGCTTACACAAGTTACTCTATCTCTGGTTCGGCGGGTCGTCATGCGCATGCAACGCGGCTGGCGGTAGTCAACGCCACGGGTCCCTTTACGGTTACTCTGTCCGGCACTCCAGCGTTCTCAGCTGGGTTCGTATTCGCGACGCAGTGTGCAGTCGTCGGTTATAACTCAGTCACGTTTAGTGGCTCCGCTACCGGGGCTCGGTATAGCGCAACTCTTAACGCAGTGATCAATTCGTTTGGTGGTGGAGCAAGCTACTTCCCAGGCAATAGCGCAGGGTCTACGACAACAGGAGCGCAGTACGCTTGAGCTGCTCGGCCCACAGAGGTGCGGTTTTGTTTGGGTCTAGATGGTGGTCAGTTGGGTCCGCGTTGCGGAAATTGTCTGCGACAAGGCCATTGGCGGAGTCGATCACGAGTGGGGCGATATCGATGAAAGGCAGGCGTCGACTGGACGCTTCTGCCGCTAGTCGACGATTGTACTCAATTGTTAGATCCATCCTGTCGGCCAGAGGCGTTGAAACCTCTCGCCGCTTATTCGCGACATCGCCAAAGTTTTCTCCGTCACGTATAGTTGGTAGGGAAGCGCCCGTGATGACAACGCTGGGGTAGCCGGCAGCAATTAGATCGTCGACGAATGCAAAATACGCCGAAATAGACCTAGCCAATTGGTCTTCGACACTCTCGCCGTGCGCCTTCGCGCGATACCAAATCACGAACCCGCAATCGACTTCTCCGAGATGGATAACTGGAGTGACGCCCGGCCTGCGAGGCAGGAGCGCTGCGCGAAATGTCTGTAACGCGTCAGTGACTGAATTAGGGTTGCGCAGACCGACAGCAGTGGCGCCGCCGACGGCAGTTACCTGGCAAGGCCGATCGATTAGGCCGACCTGTTTCGCAAGCACGAAGGCCTCGACGTGGCTGTCTCCGACGATGTGCCACTCACCGTTTACCGTCGAGTCCCGGAAGCGTGGCAGCATAGCTAGCGCATTTCTGATCATCTTCGGCCCAGTTGGTTGCGCTACGGCGTGAGCTAGGTTGTCGCGCATTAATGACGCTTGTAGATTACTCGCTCGCCTGTACCGTTGACAACTACACCGGCCTCGAATGGGGCCACCGCCTCGCATCTGAAGCGGGGTTACTTACTTCCCTGATAGCATGGAGGAGGCTATGGCGATGGGGGTGCAGCATGGTCAATAAGGACTATATGCCGGAAGATTGGTGCTGGTTTGTCGGAGAGGACGACACGCAAGCATGGTCGTCAAGTGCTGGCGGGTACGTGCCGGCTGCAAACGTTCCGGCGAATGCGGGAATTACGAGGATTGCGTCGGAAAGCGACCTGTCGGATGTGCTCCGGGTGTGCGGGCTGGTCGGTCCTGTCGTCACTGCGTTGGACGTGAAGATGGAAGCAAACCGTCGCATCTTGGCAGCGTACCCAAGTTGGAAGCAGGCGAATATGCTGGCGCGTGATGCCGAGTTGTCACGTATCCAGGCGGGTCTAATGCGCGATGTAAACGGCGATGTCATGGCCGCGAGGGCGTTGTCCGCCGAAGAAATCGAAGAAGAAAGAGCGCTCAATGCGGCTTGGGCCTGGGTTGGCGCGACGCGAGCTGCTTCGGATGCGATCGAGGCGCAGTCGCCGATCCCCCGCGACTACACCGACGATTCCTATTGGCCGTCTACTCAATAGCAACGCAAGCCCTAAATTCGATACGGAGCCAACGCATGGGACACTCTCCCACGCGCGAGGAGATCGCGCACTCAAATATCACACGGAGGGATAATGAGCACTCTCAATGAACGCAGCCGCAACAACCTTGTCGGGGTGCACCCCGATCTGGTGCGCGTCGTGGAGCTTGCGGCCGAAAAATCAGCCGTGCCCTTCGTCGTCACGGAGGGCCTGCGAAATCTCGACCGGCAAAAGCAGCTCGTTCGCGCCGGGAAGTCGTGGACGCTCAATTCGCGCCATCTCACGGGCCACGCGGTCGACATGGTGGACGCCGACGACTTCGGCTACGACATCCCCGATCTGACCAAGATCAAGGATGCGATGTTCGAGGCGGCGGCCGAGCTCGACGTGCCGCTTGAATGGGGCGGAGACTGGCGGGTGCGCGACACTCCCCACTTTCAGCTCCCCTTCTCCAGCTACCCGGCAAGTGGCGTGTCGACGCGCACCAAGGCGGCGGAAGTGGCCAAAAAGGTCGCCACGTCAAAGCCGGCCGCCTTGGTCACCGGCGCCGTCGCCACCGAGACAGCGCGCCAAACGGCAACAGATGCGCCGATGCCGTCGATCCCCGCGCCGCCGCCCGAATTCTCGCTCCTGAGCGCGTGGCAGACCACAACGGCCGGCATGCGCGACTTTGCGATGTTCTCGGTCGAGCAGTGGCCGTGGCTCATCGCGGCGGGTGCGCTGTACTTCACGCTCGCCTACGTCGTTCCGTGGGCTCATCGGAGGCTTGCAGCACAATGATCGCAGCGAAAATCGCAGGGTTTCTCGCCGGCTCTTGGGGCCGGTTTTTTATTGGCGCGGGCCTCGTCAGTGCACTCGTCATTCTTTGGCAGGTCGACCGTGCGTCTCAGAAGGAAATCGGCGCTCTTGAGGAGCGCGTCAACACGGAGAAGCAGGACAATGTTGCAATCGAGCAGGCTGATCGCGCTGGGGCTTTGTCTCGTGACCCCAACGCTCGCGGGGTGCGAGACCCTTATGCCGGCCCAAAAGTCGGCGCCGAGGGTGACTAGCCGCGGCGCCGCAAAGGCGCTGCCGCCGATCCGCTACAACAACTACTGCGAGGCGCAGAGGGCCATCGCAGAGCACAACAGCCGGGCCGACACGCTCAAGGCCGGCAAGATCAAGACGTACAAGGCGCCGTGCGATTTGGAGAAGAAGAAAGAGCCGCAGGCCGAGCCGAAGCCCGCGGACTCCGTTGCCTCTTAAGGCGCAACTCCAAACACACCGAGGGACACCATGAGCCATGCAACAGCGCGACAGCGGCCCCATGAATGGCCACCCGTCATGGGCGCAGCTCGTCGGGATGTTCGCCTCGATCGAGAACCGATTGGGCGGACTGCAGGTGGGCCAGAACCTTTCGATCGATCAGCACCGCAAGACGGACCAGCGATTGGCGGAGGGGCTGTCGAGGGTGCACGAACGGATCGACGCGCTGCAGGCGAGCGGGCGCCGCGAGCTTACGGACATTCAGGGGCGCGTGACGACGCTGGAGTCGAGGGCGCCGAGCAAACCTCAGCTGCTCGCTTGGCTCGGGCTTTCAACCCGCGAGATCCTGAGCCTGATCGCGATCATCGCCATGTCGATCACCGGTACGCTTTCGAGCGATATGGTGGTGGCCTGGCTGCGCTAGCGCCGTGGGCGGCGCGGGCGGTAGCGGCGGCGTTTGCCTTCGCGTTCATCCTGACGATCCTCGACAAGATCAACGTCACGCCATGACGGGGTGAGTTCCGCACCTCAGCCTGTCGAAGCGCGAAGCCGCCCTCACCCTTCGGGGCGGGGGCGGCTTAAATTTTTGCGGCCTTTATTTGTCGCTGAGGTTGAAGGCGTCTTTCATGCCGTTGATGGCATACTCAATCTCTGGGTCGCCGTGCCTTTCCGCGACCTCCGAAGCGTTGTCGAGCACCATGCGCGCAACCGTGTCAACGATGACGGCCGTGTTGATGTCGGCCGACTGGTTGTGCCTCAGGTATTCCTCTGAGGCTCGCTTCGCGGCGCGGAGAATGTCGTCTCGGGACCACATGGGCGGGGTTTCCTGAGTTAGTCGCGTGCGCGGATGCGCGCTGCGATTTTCGTTCGGTAGCCGGCCATATCGATGTGCTCCGGCATGTCCGCCTTGAACGCCTCGACGACCTTCGCGCATGCTTCGCGCTCGGCGGCAACAATGCCGTTGATAATCTCAAGAAGCTTGTCGCCGGCCTCTCCGCTGTCGATGTTCTCGGCGCACCAGCGCTCAAGGTCAGGCGTTTCGGCTAGGATGATCATGGTCCGGCCTCCGTTGAGCGGCGCGATGCCGCCAAGCCTTCACAGCCTGTTTTCTCATTTCCCACCAGCGATCTTCACCGAAGCGGTCTTGCCAATTGCGCGGGTGGCCGTCGCGGTATGTGGCTATGCTAGGTTTGCCGTTCGCGATGACGCGGTACACGTTCCACCGACGCTCGACCGTCATTCCAAAGTCACTGAGCGGCGTCGGATCCGGACCATAGGGTGCAGCCATGTTCGTGTAGGTCGCGAGGTAGAGCGCGTGCCAGATGCCCTTCGCGTCATCAAAGCGCGTGAGCACGGCGACTAGGCGTGCCTCCGGGCAATCCACATCGTTCATGATGACGTAGGTTCCGCGGGTCAGCAT